CACGGCGGGCGCGCCCGCGTAGAACACGCCGCTGCCCTGGAACATTTGATCGCGGGCCAGCGTATCGAGCGTGTCGTTCGCCTGCTCGCCGACCAGTTGGACGTTCTGCGCCGAGTTGGGATTGATGAGAATCTGCCCGTCACGGTCAAACAGGCCAACCTCGTCGGATACGTCGATGTAATCGCCGTAGGACGCCCCGGAGATCTCGACCTCGTTCAGTACCGGATCGGTGCCGGTGGGCGTTACGCCCTCGATCAGGGGAGTATCGGCGATGGGCAGGCTGTCGTAGTAGCGCATCACGATCTTCTTCCCGCTGTTCGGCGTGATGGGTTTTTGTTCGGCAAAGTAACGGTGCACGTGATTCTTCGCCACATTGAGCGAGAGCCACGCGCCGTAATACTGCTGGCCGCTTACGCCGGTATCGGTGGTCTTCAACATTGTCAGTTCACCTCACGATTCGGGGCGCTGTTATTTCACTAGCGCCGCAAATGATTTCTCGATTTCCTCATCCGTCATCTTGGACGGATCAGGGATGGATCCAGATTTGATAATCAGGCCGGGAATACCTGTGTCATGCTCGCCCGCGCCGCTGCCGGTGCGAGTGACGTCCACGGCGAGCAGGTCTTTGCCTTCGTCGCTCTTGACGAATTCCTGGGCGACGTAGTCCTGATACGAGACCTCCTCGCCCTTGCTATTGCGGATCACGGGCTTGCCGAGTTCGCTGCCGTCGTCTTCCCATTTAATGTCGCTCCAGTGAAGCGCGGCGACGGCCTTGGCGCGTGTCTTGAATCCCTGCTTGTCGAGGAATTCGGTCAGGTTGCTGCGCCGCTTATTGTTGCGGTCCTGCTCCTCGCGGGACTTCTTTTCGTTTTCCGCTTTCTGGAGAGCGGTCTGTAGTTTTTCGATCTGCTTGGATTGCGCGTTGATCTGAGCCTGCACGTCATCGGGGATTTCCGTGGACGTGTTAGCGTCCTTCTTCGCGCTTTTCTTCTCGCCGCCGAGCGTTTTCTTTAACTCGGCGAACTGCTGCATGAGCGGGGAATCCTCGGCGGTTACAGACGTGATGCTGTCCTTGATCAGCGCGTCCACTTTTTTGAGAGTACGCTGGGTTGCTTGTGTAACAGTGGCCTCGATCATGGATTGAACCATGTCCCTCGTTACCTGATTGTTTTCCGATGTTTCTTGGCTATTTCCGGATTTACTTTTCCCGGTTCCGTCTCCGGTGCCGCCCGCGCTGTCCGGGGCGTAGAGAATTCGGTTCCACATTTTCGGTGTACCTTCTTTCGATTATCTGGTCGGCGCGGCAGGGCGGAGAACGCGGGCGGGCATCCCTCGTTATTCCGTCCCTGCCGAGCCGTCATTTTCGTTGTCAAGTTGCCGGTCAAATGCGTCCGGCTGCGCCAGGGACTCTTCCGTCCCCTCCTCGATCTCGGTCAGGATTTCCTCCAGGATGGCTTTCTGCTCGTCGTCGTTGATCAGTTTCTTCGCCACGTCGGCGAATAGTTGCTTCATGAACTCGGGGCTGGGATAGTTGATTAATTTCAACCGCTCCAGCCACGTGATCAGCACCTCGACGCCGCCATCCAGATATTCCTTCGCGCCTTCTAACTCCTCGGTGATCTGTTGGATGGTGTCGTCATCCGGGTTGTCGAGCAGGGCGCGGGCGGCGCGCAGAATGGCGCGGGATGCCGCTGTGGGGCTGTGCTGGATGAGCGGCAGCGCCTCTTTCAGCGTGGCGATGAAGTCATTTACCCAGATCGAGTCGTAGTTCTTGCGGTGCGTGACCGCGCCAGTGAAGACCTTGGTTTCCGGGCCGGGATTAGCCGATGGATTTTTGTAGCGCGCAGCGATTTCCAGGCAGTCGGCTTGCGCCTTGGCGAACACGTCGGAGAGGTGGTTGAGGATCGGCGCTTCCGCCATCTCGAACGACAAGCGCTTGTGGACACCACTCTGCTCGGTTATGCGGCCTTCGGTGATGCGGGACGCGGCATCCTGTCCGGTCTGAATCCAGGCGTTCTCGCGGGCCTCGCGGATGGTCTGCCGCGCCTGGTCGAAGACCGTGTCCGGCGGGGCGACGTACTTCACGTCCTCGTTATCGTCCGGGTTGAGGATGATCGCCGAGTTGGTCGTGATCGCCTGCACGCTCTTCGCCGTCGCGGTTTTGATCACGAGTTGCGGATGCAGGTGCAGGAACATAGACCAGTGGAAGTCGCTCTCCACCCGGAACGCCTGGATGTCCAGCAGGGCCGACGTCTTGATGAAACTTACGCCCTGCATGGGAACCTCGAAGTCCCCTTGGAAGGGGATCACCTGGACGAGCGGCACCATGCCGACGTGATGCCCGAGCGGGCCGTCTGTAACGATCTCGAACGTGTCCTCTTTTTTCTCGTCGATCGTGATGGGCTGGTTCTCTTTCTGCTCCTCGTTGACGGGCGCGGTGGCGTCCTTCTTCGGGGAGAGCTTGAACACCCACGAAAAGTTGCTCTCAAAAAAGCGATAGACGATCAGGTTCTCACGATTGGAGAACGGGTCTTGCCGCTGCACTTCCTCTCGCAGCAGGATCCAGTTCAGCGAACCGTCTTCGGCAATGTCCCAGTTGACGACCTGCTCGGGCGTGTAGTGGACGGCGTAGGGTTCGCCCAGGGCCTGCTCGAGCTTGAGCACGGAGTCGATCTTCTCGGGCGTCGCTAACCGCTTGGCGTCGATCAGCAGGTAGGCGGCGCTCTGGTATAACGCGAAATCCAAGGCCGATTGCGTCACTCGGCGTAGGCTGTGGCCGCGCTTGTTCGCCTTCTCGATGAACGGGTTAAGGGTGGACTCCTGGCCCTTCAGATCACGTTCGCAGTCGTTACGGGCGATGAATCCCATCACCCGCTCGACGATGTTGGAACTCTCCGGGATAAAGGCCGACAACTCGATGCGCTTCTTGAACTCGGTCTCGCTCTCAAACACGCCGCGCACCAGGACGTTCGGCTCGTCGATCTCGCGCCGCTTGATCGAGCCGTAGAGCGTCCACATCTTTTGGTTTGCTTCCCAGTACGGATGACGAGAGCGCAAGAACTTCATGAGTTCTTTTTTCTCGGCGGGCGGTACGATTGTCGGCATGGCGGGCGCGGGCATCAGACCAGGCTACCTCCACGCGCTCCGCGCTGGATGTCGCGGCGCAGCGTATAGACGCCCATGCGGGCGGCGTCCACGGCATGATCGTCCAACTTGATCGGCTCTTCGCGGGCGTTGCGCGTCGCGCTCGCCGGTGCCCAGCGGTAGGCCGGAATCTCGCGGATCAGATTCGGGCAGCCGCGCCAGTCGCCCGCCACGGGCTTGAACACCTGGATGCCGGTGCGCCCGTTGGGCTGAACGTTCAGCGCTCCGCCCATCACCTCGATGCTGCGGAGCACATCCTTCTGCGCGGGCTTCACGCTGATGCCCAGGGCTACGAGTTCGGCGCGGTCCTGGGCGTCATGGTCGCCGATGAAGGCTTGGATCTTGAATTTGCTCTGCCACTCCCGCAGCACGGCGGCATGATCGCGGAGCAGCATCTGCGGCTTGTAATGCTCGGCGATGAACCACCAGCAGTTGTCGGGATCGCGGGCCGCGAGCAGGGCGCAGAAGGGGTTGCTGTAGCCGAAGTCCACGAAGACGTAGTGCTCCCATTCGCGGGGAAGGTCGCGGGGCGTGGTGGTGTGGATTTGCGCGTCCCACTGCGGGAATACCGCGCCCTCGAACGCGGCGAAATGGCCTTCGACGCGGGTAACGCGGATCGACTCGGGCCACTCGGCGATCAGTCCGTCGATTACATCGTCCGGCACATAGCCGCCGCACGATTGGCGGTTGTCGTTGAGGCTAGCGTAGCCAACCCAGTAGTCGTCGGGCGGGTTGTTGGCGATCGTCTCAAGCCAGTCCTGGTAGATGATTGGCGTGCAAGACATGCGGATATAACCGCTGTTGTCAGCGACGCGCATTTGGCATTCCTGCCAGATCGCCTGATCGCATTGCTCGTCAAGAGCAATCAGATCGACGGACGCAGCCTGGAATTTCTCGCGTCCCTGCTCGTAGGCCTTAAATCGGATTTTCGTGCCGGTGTTTTTTAGCACGATCTCGCCGGGGCAGTTGCGCGCCTTGTTGTGCCAGACGATCTTCTCGATCTCGGACGGCGGGATATAACGCTGGAGTTTTTCTTGCCAGAGCACGTTGGCGACCATGTCGAATGTGTTGGTCGCTACCCAGATCAACTTGAATTTGCGGTCCTTGAAATAGGGATGAAGGCCGCGAGCGATCAGCGCGACGTTCGCCATGTTGCTTTCGGTCTTGCCTGAGCGGTTCCCGCCGAAGATGATCGCGAAGCGTTTCTTTGTCCGGTGGAATCCAGCGGTGCTAGGGAGCGGAGAGTAGTAGCGGCAGGCGTCACCCCGGCGCGTCGCCTTGGCGCGCAGAAGTTCCAGCGCCCGCCGCTTTTGCGGGAGCGGGAGGTTGCTCAGCCCTTGTGGGGTAATTCCTTGCGGCAACGCTACTGCGGGAATCATTTCGTTAGATCAGCCTTTTTCAGCCTTTTCCAGGATTTCGGTTAATTCCGCGTCGATCTCCGCGTCGGACATCTCGTCCACGGGCTTTTCGGTCACGGTGGCTTCCAGGAATTCACGCCGTCCCCAGCGTTTCGAGAAGCGGCGTTCCAGCCGCCATGCGAGAGCGCGCCAATCGTGCTCGCGTGCCACCTCGGTGATCGTCTCGGTGGTGTATATGGGCCGTCCGTTTTCGTCGTACACGGGCTTGCCGTTTTCGATGACTTGCTTACGGACGGTGCGTGTCTTGGTTACGTCTCGCGGCATCCCGGCTTGGTGGATTGCCGCGATCGCCACGGCCTCAGATTCAGCCATCGCCTTCATGACTGCGTCTGAAAAACTCTTGAACGCCTCGGTGGATTTGTCGCCCTTTTTGTGCCGGGCGCCCTTGCGGAGCCAGTCATAGAAAGTTTCCTTCTGGATGCCAGCAGAGGCGGCGGCGGTTTCGAGGTAGTTCCCGGCACGGATGGCGGCGATGATCTTGTCTTGGAGTTCGGGCGTTAGTTTGGTCGTACCCACGGGCCTTCCGCCGGGGTTCTTCGCTTTTGGTTTCGTGGTTTTGCTTTTTACTTGCATTTGCTTTCACCGTTTCGGTGTGGTCTTCGATTGGGATATTACACCAGGTGCAACATAAACGCAAGTGTGTTCTTTTTTCGATGAAAGTTTTGGGTCGTGATTTCACCAGCGCACACACATCCCCCCCCACTCGCTAGAGGGGGGGGGACTATAGGGGGGGGGAAGTAGCTCTCCTCTTACTCTTTATCTTAATCTTTATCTTAGGTTCGTTTGCGTTCGGTTTCGTTCTTCTGCGTTCGCATGCGTTCGTTTGCGTTCGCGATTTTTAGGATGGCATGATAAGGTATAGAAAGCCTTAGGGTTAACGAGTGTGTATTTATACGTTATGTTAATGCGGTTTTAGCCAACAGACTTGTGTTTTTGTATGTTGCAGGCACCTATTCGAGGAAAATTTTCCTGGATTTTTTGGCGTTTTGGTGATGGTTGGTTCCTCTGCGTTCGCTTACCGTTTGCTTGCGTTTTCATGAGTTCTCTTGCGTTCGATTGCGTTCGATTGCGTTCGCGTGCGTTCTTATGCGTTCGTTTGCGTTCGCACAAAGCAAAAGCCGCCCCGAAGGACGGCTTAAGATCTCCTCCTACACGTGGTAGGCGAGGCTATTCTGGGGATGGCGCGGATATAGGGCAACCTCCTGTCACCACACGGCGCAAGGCCGAATTGCGTCCGCCGTCCATCCCAAAACCAACCGAAGTACGCATGTCCAAAATCGAACGTGTAAGGAATCCTTACCAGTTCCTGGCAGAAGCGCGGCGGGTGTGCTGCTGTTATTTTAATCTTCCATCAATCCTCCCGCAAGTCGCCGAATATCTCCGGCTTGATGCCTGCCTTTTCCGATGCCTTTATGATTTCCATCGCCAACGCCTTGCGCATGGGCGTGGGTACGTTTTTGCCAAGGATCGACGAAGGGATCTTCTGGATTACTTGATATGCTTTCGGCCCGCCGCGATGTACCAACGCATCCATGACGCGCAGATGGCAATCCCACACCATCGTTTCCACGATGCGGAATCCCCATTGCCCGGCGTCGCCCTTGCGCAGAAAATCCTTCCAGATCTGTCCGTAAGGCCGGAATGGGTGGATTACCGCGTCAGCCAGTTTTGTGAACGGCTTGGGCGATAGCGGATTGAGAACCGGCTTGAGCGTCAGCATGCGGCTCCAGTTTTCAGATTCGATCCGCTCGAACAGACGGCGCAACTCGTCCCAATCCGATTGGTCCTCACCCGGCAGGTCGGCGATAAAGTAGATCGAGACAAAGGCGATCCGCTTCGCGTTTGTAACAAATCGGCCAAGTTTTTCGAGGATGAAATCCTCCTTGAACGGCTTGCTGATCGACTTCCGCAGCCGATAGGAAATTCCTTCCAAGCCGAACGTCACGCTGTGCTTTTCGATCGTGTCGATGTTTTCCAACCGCGCATCCTGACCCAGGTCCATCCGGCCTTGTTGCAGGATTTTTTCTTGGATGCGCTTCCAACCGCTGTGCAAGGCGCGCTCCGGCGCAAACAGGCTGACAGGGCATTTGGGGTACATGTCCAGCAGTTGCAGAATCGCTTCCGTGTCCACTTCGCGATATGGTTTCAAGCCTGACAACAAGCAGAATTGACATCTGTACTTGCATCCACGGGCAATCTCGATGCGCAGAATCGGCCTTTTTGTGCCTTGCATCTGGGCGAAGGGCGATGGCGGGCATTCGGCGGGCGGCGGAATACGCTCGCTCTCCCGCGTGATCAAATGCTCGCATGACGGCTCTTCTCCGGCTTCGATCTGATCCAGGATTGCGCCGAGGTGGTCATCGCCGTCACCGATGAAGACATAGTCAACCATCTCGGCGATCAGGCGCGGCGTCACCGTGCACTGCATTCCCCCGGCGATGATAATCGGTCTGTCTTTGCGGTGTTTGAGTCCGCTTTCGCGAAGGAACCGCTCGAAGTGGTACACGTCAAGAAACCAGAACAGGGAAACGAGCAGCACGTCGCAACCATGGACGGTTTTTTCGTTGACGGGATACGCGGTCCGGCCTGCTTTATGCAGGCAGAGTTCCAATCCGTAGAAAAAATCGTCCTTGCCGAATATTAGTTTTCCGATGGTTATTCCGGCCATTCTATTTTGATCCCGTATTGTTCGCCGAGTTGATCGAACGCCTGCGTGATAGCGTCGCGGTCCACCAGCCAGGCGCGGGGCGGTATGGTGAGTTTTGCCACGATCGCCGGGCCAGCAGATTCAGTTTTTTTCTCATCATCCTCCATGAGAATAGAATCTGCGGCGCTTGCAAGCAGGTTGTCGATTTCCTCTTGATAGAAGAATGGTTCCAGCGTCTCCAGGTCTTTCGCGCTGTCCACCAGCGCTTCGATATTCCAGTTGAGGTCGAGTTCACCGACGCGGTTGTCGGCGATCGCCAGCGCCCGCGCTTCGGGGTCCGTGGTTAGGTCCAGGTCTTCGCGGACGACGACGACCAGTTGGTCGCCCCGCGTGGGAACGAATACCGCGTCCTCGATGCCGAGTTCGCCCGCTTTCTCCACGGTTTTGTTTCCCGCGATAATCACGCCGTTCTTGTCGGCGAGCACGGAACGGCCCGCGCCGTAGCGTTGGAGTGATTCCTCCAGCGCCTGGTTACCGCGCTCTGTTCCCTTGTTAGCGTTCTGCGGATCGAACTTCAGTTCCTTGATTGTTCCTTGCTTGACTTTGGACATGATTTGTCTCCACGACGGCGTATAGTGCACACAGCAGGCCGCCTATACCTCTTCTCCACGTATCGAATAGCCGGACATCGGGGAAATCGCTCATGATCCCCTGCGCTTCCTCTAGCAGGTTTATAAGGCGTCGCAGTTTTTCGCTTCGCATAGCGCTTCCTCCGTTTCAATGTAATCGCCGAACACCACCGGGCACTCGTGCCGCAGGATGTCTCGCGCTAATTCCGCGACATGCCGCATATCTGGATGCGCCGCCGGTGCGCAGCGCAGCGCGATGAAGTGCCGCCATTCGCGGAAGTTGGCTGTCATGACCAATTCGGTGGCTAGGCATGCAGGCAAGACGGAACGGGCGATTTGGGGTGATTCGCCATGTTCAAGCAGGTACTTGTAAGCCTCTTCTGCATCTCGCAGGAATCCGGCCCATCGTTCCTGGTTGTTCTCTTTCAACGTGATAGGCTGAATCACCGAAATTTCAGAACCAAACCTGTCATTGGCATAGTTGCAATATCTAGTGGATGCCTGGCTGTACGACGCAATCCGGTGCCGCACGATCTCGTGCGATACACCGCGATCACAGACGATCCGCAGCGACGCCACGGCGTGCTCGATCACGGACAAATGGCCGCGCTTGATGAGGCGGCGCACGAATACGGCGGGATCGGAATCACTCTTGTATTCCGATTTGTAGCAGGTCCGGCCAGCACGCTCGATGACGCGCAGGGAATCCGGTGTGATCCATTCAAGTGTTACTGATGGCTCGACGATTCGCATAATGCCTCCTTTTCTTCACGCAGTTTGCGCAGCAGCAAACAGGCGTAGTGCGCAATCTTCAGGCAGTCGCGTTCTGCCTCCTGCTGTCCACGCGCATTAGTGCCGATGCGCCCGACATAGCGCGCCAACTGCGCCTTGATGTCGGCAATAGTAAAGCCGTCGATCATCTCGTCGGGGTAGTTGCCATACTGCGGGATCACGTAGTTTTTGATATGCTCGATCACTTCCAGCGCGAATTTTGCAAACTCTCTCTCTTTTGTGTCAGCCATTATTTTTCTCCTGTTGTATTTCGTCGATTGTTTCTATTGCCTTGTTCCAACCGATCAAACAACCGAACAAATAACCGGCCAGAAAGAAAAACAAACACAATACCCAAATCAACCAAACCCACGTCATCGCTTTGCCTCCTCTGTCGTTTCACAGGATCTCTTTCTCCGGGTCTCCGCTCGATGCTTGGCATCGTAGCGGTTATGGTGCAATTGACATGCGGCAAGTAGATTGCCGTACTCGTTGTTTTCTGGATTGTGATCCAGGTGCATTACGGTGAGCACCACTTTCGCGCCGGTGATTGGATGCGGCAGGCCGTGGATCGCCTTACAGCGCTCGCCGTCCTCGGTCCACTCGCAGCGGCTTTCAGCACGGATAAATCGGATGGAATCCGAAAGCGCCTTCCAAGCCTGCGGGTAACGGTGTTTGTTTTCGGGGCGGATCGGCATTATCATTCCTCCATTTCCGCGAGTTTTACCCGATCCTCCAGGTACTTGATCCGCGTCCTCGCCTTCTCGTAGAGATCGGCGCGGACGTATCGTTGCATGGTCAGCGGGTGCAGCCATTTTTGCGGATCGACGGCCCGGAGATCATATCCGTCTAGCGTGATGTATAGATGCGCTGGCATGTCCTTGAGGGGCGGTTTTGGTTTCATGAAAACCACTCCTTATTTTCACATTCCCATAAATAATTCCGTTCTTGAAGGCAATGGGGAGAAAACCAAATCCGTTCGCGATGTCTATTCCCTGTCTGGTCCCCGCGATGACTCTTGTAGGCGGCGGTTGCCTTCCATTTATGGACGCTCCACGTATCCGGCATATCGTATTCCCCCTCATAGCCGCATAGTGCAATCCGGAGGCGCGGATCGTCTCCGTGCTCCACCGCCCACTTGAACACCTCGGACGTGTCCGCCATTTCATTTGCATATATGTCGACTGTCCGCTTTGTGCCGTAGGAATACGGAGGGTCAAGGAATATGCCAACAGATGAACCATAGTTCAACGCGCCGCGCGTCACCACACGTTTCCAGTCCCCACAACACACGCGAACGTCCCGGAGACGGTCACGGATTTTCATAACTTGATCCAAAATGTATTCATGGCGGGTCATACGTCCGGAGTTTCGGTTTATGCCTTTTCCTGCGTCACCGAGATGGGGGAGTTTACGGTTTATCCCCATTCCCGCGTCACCGAGGTGAGGTCTTTTTTTTGTTACCTTGTTTTTGCACCACCCTGAACCGATCCATATACACTGCCCCCACAGCCACCATCCCGCAACCTGCGCGTCGTATAGGAATGGATCGCTGTTTATCCCAGCGATCCTCTCCGCGCCTTCGGTTACCAGCCATACATGACGGGGATGTAAATCTGATTCATTTACTGGCCAGTCCGCCCACTCAGCCACGGCTTCCGGATCGTTTTTTACCGCCCTCCAGAAATTCGCAAGGAAATGGTCCTTGTCGTTTACGGTCTCGCATTTCCGCTCATGATCGCCGGGCCGTTGCAGGAGCACCGCTAGCGATCCGCAAAAAGGTTCCACGTAGTTATGAACGTCCCCGAGGCGTTCCCACACTACGTTGGCCACTCGCGATTTCCCACCGAAATACGGGAACGGTGCTTTTAACATCATCACCACCCCGTTTCCACGCTTACATCGTACCCGCGATCAAAGAGCGCATTTTCAACGTAGTCCTGCAATTCGCCACACGGCTCGGCCTCCTCGATGAATACGACTATTTGCTCATCTCCATGGATATTGGCTGGATACAATTGCAGAACCTTGCTGATCCGCACACAGTGCAGATCTCCCCAATTTACGGCCCAATCCTTGCCGATGGGATCGTTCTTGAGACCATCCAGGATTTTTTCCACCGTGGCGGCGAGTTTGGCGTAGTAGGCATCATTCATGGCTGTCCTCCTGGCCGTCGATTTCATCGAGCAGATTTTTGATTGCCATCGCCATCGTATCCCATTTGTAATTCCAATCCGGCGGCATATCGCGGACGATCTTCCGCGCTTCGTCGAGCAGCTCATACATCCTCGGCGCGGCGGCGATGAGCCGGGCGTTGGATAAATTTTCTTCTCCAATTCCTGGCGAAAGATTGGCAATGATAAATATGCGTTTCTCGTCTCTTGTAACAGAAAAGCGGTTATAGTTGTTTTTTACAAACCAGGGTCCAGGCGTGTGCTTACTCATGATTTTCCTCCTTTTCTCCATGCGGCAGCGGCGGGATGGGCATCCAGTGGGTTATCCAGTCAGCGGGATATGTATGCCATTGAGTAGTGGCCCAAGAAGAATGCTGATGACTCCAATAACCAAACCATATATCAGCAATTCCATCCAACGGGAGATGTGCAATGATAATGCGCTTGTCCTTCGGCGCGGTTTCAATCGGCTGCCATTCGAGTTGCTGGCGCAGCCGGGCGATCTCCGCGTCCTGGGCCTGAGCCAGTTCCATAAATAAATTCAGATATTCAAACCCACGCACGATTCCAACGGAGTCATCACTCTTTTTTATATCTTGCCTGATTTCCTCAATCGTCCTCATCTTTGGCCCTCTTTTGGCTTTAACATCTCTATGCATACATCCTCGATATAACCCAATGCTTCATCGACGCTGGAACTAGAGCATTCATTAGCTGCATTCCGTATTTCCATAATGGCATCCCGCAGCCGGGCGATCTCCGCATCCTGGGCGGCGATGAGTTCATCAATTAATTTTTGCACTCGCAGTTCATGATCGAGAAAGGGAAACTGGCCTGGAGTTTCCGTGATACAAGTTATTCCCTGCAATTCTTTCTTGATTTCCTCAATCGTTCGCATGATCGTTCTCCATTCCAATGTTACAGTTCACGCATACATATTCATCTTCCATATCTACAGCGCAATTCTGGCAGATATACCGTTCGCATCCGCCAGCGCATTGAACGATATACTCCAGCGCCTCAAAAGGTTCGCCGCAAATCGGACACCGCAATTCTTCCACTTCACTATTCAGTTTTGAAATTTCATGTTGTAATTCATCTCGCCGCTTCATCGCCTCGCTGATGATTTCTTTTGTAGATTTCATGGTTTTTCCCTTTCTTTTCACTCGCTAGAATTGAATTTCCGGCCACGGAACTTGGTTTGGGTCGAACGTAAGCACGGTCCGCCACCCCATTCGCGGCAACCAGTAGTTCAAATCTTCCGGCGTGGGATACCATGGCTGGTAACCAAGCACCTCGACGAATGGCTGCCATACCGCCTCCGAGCAGTAGTAGCGCCCCGCAAAATTCAGTTTCGGCGCGCCGATCAGATGTCCGACGATCCCCAGCCAGTCGTATCGGGAGCCGCGCTCCACCTGCCGCGCCAACACCGCCTCGATTTCCTCGCCGTAGCGGTGTTTTTCCAGATCGGGGTGGTAGAAGAATTTCAAGCGATGCTCGCCACGAAAGTACACCGCCGGATCCACAGCGTGAATCCGCCAATCCTGGCTAACGAATTGCCTTTGGCTCGTGAACCACATGGCATGGCTGTATTGGCCTGGTTCGCGCTTGCGGATCTGCCGGGCGTACCAGCTGTGCAGGTTGTCGGAGAGCACGACACACGGCGCGGGGATGGTTTTGATGTCGATCATGTTGTTGGTTCTCCTGCTCCTTTCTCGAAGTTAGCATCCAGGGCCGGGATAGGTTCCCCAACCGGTAGCAATCCCGACGATATTTCCAAGGATATAATTATCGAGGAAAATATAGTTAGGATGTTCCCGGCCCTGGATCTCTCATTCACTTTTCTTGGCGAACGCCTGCTCGACACAGCGTCGGCACAAGTTTTTCGTCGCCAGGCGGAACCGCTCCTTGACGGGCAACCCGCACTGTTGGCAGTTGCCCTTGCTGACCTTATGCCGCTGGAGAACGCGGCGCTTGGTGTATACGAGAATCTCAGCCTGCGTCATTTTTTCGGTTCACCGCTTTCCGTAAGAGCCTTTTTATCGCCATTGACGCGGATAGTCCGCTTGGCCGTTTTGTGCGATTGCAGGATGATCCCCTGATTCATCACCACGCGCCCCCACCGCAATTTTTCTTCGTGGCTCAATTGGGATATATCCACGGCAAGGGTGCGCTTGTGGGCACGTGTCATCTTTCGTGCGCCGCGCTTGAATTCCAACGGATTGTGCGCTGCGGCTTCCTGATCCGTGAGGATGACGAGGTCGTTGTGACGGGCAATCACGGTTACCGGCCTTCCCTGTTTTTCCAATTCCTTCATGATCTGATCCCGCAAAGTCAGCAGGCAGAAGCGGTATTCGTTGGCGTGGTCGGCGGTCACCATAAAGACGCGCTCCAGGTATTCGCGCTTGAGCACACTGCCCTTTTGCAGGCTTTCAAAATCGACTGGGAAACGAGTTACTTTACGTTTAGACATTTATAGCCTCCTGTTTTTGATAAACCTGTCCTGTCCCATCCTATCCACTTCATTCCACTCCGTTCCGCTCCCTTCCATTCATAAACCCTTGTTGGATTGGAACCTTTCCCATCCCTTCCCCTCCATTCCCTTCCCGTCCCTTCCAATCCTCTCCTGTCCATTTATTAGCCTTGTTGGATTGGAACCTTTCCTATCCTTTCCCATCCACTCCAATCCAATCCAATCCAATCCGCTCCCATCCACTCCCTACCACTCCGTTTTTGGATATATAAACTTATTCCACATTTACCACGTTAAACCGCCCGTACTTGGGACGGTAATCAGATAGCCCTACACTGATACCCGACTCCCGCACAATGTCGATCAGTACGTCTTTGTCGATCCGGCTTGGCATATACATGATCTCGAAATTTAACTTCCACTGCTTGAAGATCGGCCTTGTGCGCAGGATGCGGTTGCGTTGCACGACCACCAACCGTTGATCCCAGAAACGGCGGTCATTGAACAGTTTATTGATCGTCGTCGGTCCGTCGTACAGAATGGGCCAATCCCCATCGCACATCAAGGAACGCTTCAGTTCCTTCCCCAGTTTTTTGCTCTTTCCCGCTTCGACGATAGCCGCCTCGATATTGATACCAGGCCAACACGGAATGCCGCCGCCGCGAATCACGATGTTGTTATTCACGTCGAACTCGAAACCTTCCGTCGTGTACAGCGAGGACAGCCATTCCAATTGCGCCATCAGGATGTGATCTTCCTCGGTCTTGTTGCGCTTACTGCTAACCTTCTTGATCTCCTTGGTGATGGGGTTAAGGAATGATGCTCCCTGGCCGTTGTGCATGATGGTTGGTGTAACGCCTTCGATGGTGAAATTCAGTTTTTCGTACATTGTTAGTTCTCCTTACTTATTTTGTTTGTGGTTGCAATGCAACCTTTCCCTTCCAATCCCGTCCTGTCCGTTCCCGTCCTATCCCGTCCCTTCCTGTCCGTTCCCGTCCTATCCCGTCCCGTCCAATCCTCTCCTGTCCATTTATTAGCCTTGTTGAATTGGAACCGCTCCACTCCCGTTCTGTCCATTCCCGTCCTATCCAGTCCATTCCGCTCCGATCCCTTCCGCTCCGATCCCTTCCGATCCGCTCCTGTCCATTCCTCTCTCTTATTTCCTCGGCATCCAGGCCGTAGGTTTATGCACCACCTCTATCCCGACTCCATACTTTTCCTCAACCACGGCGCGTTTCAGCCTGCCCGCCGCCAGATCGCGCCCCTTAACCTCGACTAACGAAAACACCCCATCATCGTAGAACACCATAAAATCCACCCGGTGAATCGACCCGTCCGGCATGCGGAACGGAATCTGTCTTGTCCAACTGCGGATCATCCCCGCTCGCTGGTACTGATCGAGCAGCGCCGCAAACCGCGCCTCCAAGCGGGAGTCATACGTCACGCCGCCGTACTCGGTCTTGACGGCGTGATACTTGTTGCGCCGTGTGTAACGCCGCCGGTACTGATCCGCGCTAATCGTTCCTTGCGTCTTCGCGCCGAACGTTTTTCCCATAGTCTTTTGTTCCTCTCATGCTCATAAAAAATTCTGTGTACGGCCTTGTCATCGTAATATTTCAGAAGTTCCGCCCTCGGATCAAAATCAAGCCGTGGCTGAAATCTCATGCTTTTCTTGCGGTTGTACAGAATCAGCATTTGCAACCAGATTTTCTTTTCGCTCATCCCGTGACTGCGCCACGTCTCGACGATCTCCAGCAGGCCTGCCAGTGTATAGCATTGTTCTACGATCAAGCGATCAAACGAGCTGACTGCCTTGTTAAAAAGCGCCGAACCTAGGAAACGTTTCTCCGCGTCCACATCTATGCCTGGGCGGATCACAAACTCAGGCGCGTCCTGGATGCGCGGCTTGGGCATCAGCGGCGATACGGGAGCGGATACAACCGTCTTGCCGCTGACTTTAATCTCCCGGCGGATTTTCCGGTTCAGTAGTACCTCCAATCGGCCATGTTTTGTCATTTAGATAGTCCCCCGTTAGAACGGCAAATCGCTGTCGTTTACCGGCGGCTCAGCAGCCCCGCCACCGCCGCCGCTTTGCTGCCCATTCGGTTTAATGCCGAGCAGCCTCAACTTATCGACAACCACTTTGTACGTCGTGCGTTTTTCGCCATCCTTCTCGTAGTTGTCCTGCTGGATCGATCCGCCGACGAGAATCATGCCGCCCTTTTTGCAGTACTGGGCGATGATCTCCGCTACCTTACGCCAGGCCGTGCAGTTAATGAAATCCGCATCCCGCTTGCCATCCGCGTTCTTAAATTCGCGCTCCACGGCAAGCCGGAAACTCACCACCGGGACGCCGCTCTGCGTGTATCTCATTTCCGGGTCCGCAACCAACCTGCCTACTAACGTCACTTGGTTGAAAAAACTCATTGCATAGCCTCCTATAGGCCGGATCCGCGTAGGTCCGTGTTTTCTTTTGATTCCTCAATGGTCCGGCAGTAGCCGGATTCCAAGCGCATCCTTGAAAAAACTGTTGATGTGAAATACCCTCCCAACTCTTTCATGGTTAGATTGCTTGTCATCACAAGAAACCGCTGGCGGTAGCAGCAATCCACGATGTACTCCACTGCCACCCGCGTATGATCGGCGTTGCCGCCCTGGATCTCCTTGCCTACCTCGTCCACCAGTACCACCTTGGCGCGCTCCAGGTTGCGCAGGAAATCGTGGATTGCGGCCCTTCCGTCGATGCCGTTTTTCATCGCCTTCACCAGGTCGTTAAATCGCATGGCATAGCCGCGCATTCCCAAGCGGGCGCATTCGTAGAGCAGGATCAAGCCTGACATCGTCTTACCGCGCCCGTTTTTGCCGCAGGCGATTACAGCAGCCTGATGCTTTCGCGGATCAGCGTCTTCCCGGATGGCATAAAAGAGTTTCTCGATCGCATCGAAAGCCGTCGTGGCGGTGAATCTGGGATGGCGGCGAGTCTCATCAAAACTGCGAACCGGCCAACCCTCCCAGTGTTCATCCATCAGTTGATCGTGAAGTCTCTGATACTCGCCTGATAACCGCTCATGAACATCATGCCCAAACGCCCGAGGACAGCGCCGCGCCCGGTTATCCTCGAATATGGTTCCCCTGCCGTCGCATGTTTCGATTCCATGGCAGGGCTTGCAGTAGGACGGCCTATCGTCACTGCCGTTGTAGCGGTCCGGCAAACGCCGATACCACTCCTGCTTTTCGAGCCATGCCTGGCGCTCTCCTGGCGGTTGCGCCATGTATTCCTGAAGCGCGGGGATCTTATCGAATGTGATCTTTTCCATGCGCTCCTCCTTACCCGAGCGTCCCGTCGCGGGGCGCGAAGTTGATCACCCGGCACGGCCCGTTGTAGTTAAATCCGGGTTGCTCCGATGCGTGGATTCGTTTCCATTCTTGGCAAGGTTCATCCCACGCGCCGGTTCCGGCCAACTCCCACCGCTGTTCTCGAAGCCAAGCGGCAAGGGTTTTGATGTAGGTTGTGTTCTGCGTCTCCACCCGGCTGGTGACGTAGGCGGAACGCATGTACTCTTCCGCGCCAGCGCGGATCGCCGCGACGTTGGATTCCTTGCGGACGGATTTGTACGCCTTGAGAACGTCGCTCTTGGTTCCGCGTCTCGCTGGCGTCCAGAGTTGCCAGATGCCGTTTGGGTTTTCGTCCGTGCCGAAGAGTTCCTGCTCGACGAGTTGGTTCTTTTCTTCGGCTTTGGGCGACTTGGACTTTTTCTTCTTCGCCCCGTCCCCACCCGTGGGGGGGACTATAGGGGGGGTATTTATCTCTTCTGTTATGCTATGTTCTGTTCTGTTCTGTTCTGTATAGCTCCGGAGCGACTCCGGAGCGACTCCGGAGTTTTTGGATTTCTTTCTTGTCCACTCGTCTTTGAATTTACTTAAGTTAGGTATTTCTATCTCAACTAAGTTCTCGCCTAGATTTCGTAGAGATATAAGAGAGATTGAGGCGAGATACTCTAGTACTTTGAGGGTAGATTGATGGTGCATCTTCCTGAAATGTCGGCTCAAAGTACCTAGTGAAGTCAACAGAATCGGAGGCTTATCTTCATTCATTTGTGTGGCTATCAACTCCAATAAAAGCCACCAATATCCGTATCCTTCAAAACCCATCTTGTCGATTAATAGACATAGTTTTTCGTCATCGTGAGAGTTGGACATGTGGCGAAACCATTTCATACATTTGCCCTCTTAGAACGGTGCGGGGCGCGCCCGCACGATGGCAAGCGCGCCCCTATATTGCCTATTCCAGATTCAGTTGAACCATCACGTTGACAGCCGCTTCCTTGTGCGAACGGATCGCGGACAGTTTTTTCAGCGTGATGCCGGGCGTCTTCGCTTCGACGCAGTGCTTGCGGAAGGCTTTGGCGAAGTCCTCAAACACCACGAAGCCTTTTTTGTTGGCAACGCGCCGTGCCTTGTTGACGTCGCTAAACAACTCAACCGCGAGTTTATTGAGTTCCCTTTCAACGTCGTTGTCCGGCGCGGCAGCCTGGTTGCCACCGTTGTTTTTACTGGGTTGTTGTGATTGCGGTTGCGGTGGCTTTGGTTTATCGTTGCCATCGTTCTCTGGATCGTCGCCCGTCTCCAAGGCCAGGGTTTTGAGGAGGGCGTACTTGTAGGCGTAGGAAACCGCCTTGCCGGGTCCGAGATCGTTTTTGTCGATGCCCTGTCCGATGGAATGGACAACGATCCGGTCGTCCGGGTTGTCGATATTGATGAATGACACCTGGGCGGTTACTGAAGTCATGTACGCACGGTCCGGCCTGTCCGATTTGCCCGTGGCGATCTCCTTGACGTCGTGATGGACGATGTCACAGGTAACCACCACTCCGTGAGTGACCAGGAACGGGCGCAAGGCCGACGTAACCGCGTCATGGGAGACGTACTTGAAGTTCATGAAGGAGTTCTTTTTATCCTTCTGGACGTAGCCGATCTCCTGCATGATCGCGTTTATCCGCTGGTAGATATTGGGTTTGCCGTTGGTTTCGCTCATGGCCGCCTCCTAGACGGTCTGCATTTCGAGCGTGACGTGACCGCGCTTGATCTTGCATTCGACACGCTCTTCCGGGTCGTGCTCCTTGATCCGGTCCGCCATATCGCGCAGCATGTCCGCCACACGGGCGGTATCGTCCTCGTACACGTCGTAGATGGTGATTTTGTAAATTGGGATACCATTCATGACCGTTCCTCCTTACTTGATCCGCAGGTGCTTGCGCCACTCGAAATGGACGCCAGGCACTTCCTCGCCGTTGTCGATCGCCTCCTTGATGGCCGTCTTGCACGGCTCGATCGTGGCGAGAGCGCGCAACGATTCGGGGATACGTTCGAGAGAGGTTTTGACCGTGGCGGTCTTGAAGAAGTCGGGCAACGCCGCCAGGTCATCGACTACCACGGCAGGCGGGGAGTTCTGCGCCCATACGGATACGAGAGTGGTTTTGACCTTGCGCCCGGAAAATTCCAGGCTGCTGAGGAGATACTTGGAGAGTGATTCAGCCTTCTTTTTGGCCGTAATCATGCGGGCGTTGAGGCGGGAGATTTCGTCCTTGATCTTTTTCTGCTCACCCTCCAGGTCGAGGATGAACAGCGCGATGTTTTGGATTTTCTGGTCATACTCGCCGTCCAGGGCTTCGACGCGGGATGCGATTTCCGGCGTCCATTCGCCCTCTGACTCCTCCAGCAGGGCGAATATCTCCCGATACTCTTCGGTGATTTCGTACAACGTAGGCATAGCGTTTCTCCTTGTTTTTTTCGCCCTGCGGAGTAGCCTGTAATTGGTGTCTTGCAGCACTACTCGCGGGCGGTTGTTTGGTTATGCCGGGCGGCCGCCCGTGAGGAGACCGCCCGGATTCCTGTTCCCGGTTATTCGATGCCGACGGGTCCGAACCGCCGGATCATGCCCCACACGCGGCGCTTCGATTCCCGCGCCCGTTCCCGCTTTTGCCAATCGCGCTCGTCGATTTGCGCCTTGATTTCCGCGACGGTCTCGCCCTGGGCGGTCCGGCGAATCGCCTGCACCGCCGCAAACACGTTGCTAACCTGACGCTCGGGAATCGTGCTGATTGCCTCCAACACCTTGCGGATCGCGTCGGCGGTCAATAACTCTTCGCTCTTGTTTTCCTTGTGGACCGACGGCCCGTTCAGCAGTACCTCGATCCCGCGTGCCCGTTCGTTTCCGTTTTGCCCGTTCATTTCACGCTACCTCCTTGAGAAGGTCTTTGAGTTTCAGGACCGGCTGGTCCTGGTGTTGCCGTTGTTTTCTCGCCGCCCTTGGCTGTGCCGCATCCACCGTGCGGCTCTCGATGTACGCTTGGAGGTCTGATTCCCGGATTCGCCAGGTGGCGGGGTCGTCGCCGACACGCAGGTGACGTATTTGATTCGCCCGGAGCAGGCGATTGACGCGCCGGATTGTCACCTGAAGCACAAGCGCGACCTCGTTTGGAGTTAAAAATTTCATTTTTTATGCGTTTTTCACAAAATACTTGCAAATTTCTCCCTAACGACGGATAATTCGTCAGAGAGAGTACTGAGCCAGTTGGCGATGCGCCGCCGCGTGAAGAAGTGGGTGTATTGCCCATGTTCAACCTTGTATATGGTCGCAACAGACAGATTCAATTCGTTCCCGAGTTTCGCGGCGGAGACTTTCCGGCTCTTGCGGGTTTGCCGGACCAGCCGCCCGAACTCTTGCAATAGATTTTGGTCGTTCATTGCACTGAATTTTCTCCTTTTTGCGATTTCTTTTGCGTAATGTATGCACTTTCTTGCGCATTGTCAATAGGCTACGTCCGAGAAAAGATTGCATTGTAGTAAATCGGCGTTTTCCCGCACGATGCGCACGGGCGTGATGCCACGCGCCTCCATGCGCGCCAGTTGCTCGGGTGTCTCGTTGCCACGAGTCAGGTATTGCACTTCGCTGGGCCGGAACGCCGCGAAGATGCCCGGCTTGAACGTGACTTCACCCGTCGCCGGATCGGTCTCGCGCACGGCGCGCCGGTGGGCGAGCAGAACGGGCGTGTGTCCGGGAATGAACTTCTCGGGCAGGCGGTAGACGCGCCGTGAAACACCCTGGCGCTCGACTTCCCGGCAGAAGCCTTGGGGAGTCGGATAGAACGACTCCCCTACCCACAGCAGGCCGCACTTGCCCACGGGCCACGCCAGCAAGCATCGGCAACTATCGTTGCCCTTCTCGTCGTATGGACAAGGAACGTGGGCGAACAGTTTGTCGCCGTCAACCCACGTCCATCCCCGCGCCGGTTTGATTCCCGCGCCACAGCACGGGCAGACGGTGAGCGGGAGCGGGAGTTTGCCGCACGTGTTCAGGAGCGTCTCGGCGACGAGATAAAGACCGCCTTTCTTGCGCCATCCGCAGCCGCGCTTCTTGTCGTGGATCACCCTCATTCTTCCAATCGTCCTTGGATTTCATTGATCTTGCAAAGCATGGCTTCCGCCGCGTTGATTGCCTCATTCGCCGAATCCTTGATTTCTTCCAGTTCGGCGTAGAGGCTGTCCTTCTTCTCTTCGCCGTCATTGTGCTTTTCCACGGCCTGCACAACGCACGGCTGGCAAAGAGTCGGGCTAGGGTAATCCGGCGTGTCGAATAAGAGCGTCCGCGAACAGATACCACAGCGAGTTACGTATTGGCTCATGATTCGTCCTCCTCCGGCGGCCTGATCGGCTGGACTAGCGCTTTGCGGTCCGGCTCCTCGTCACACGTGATGATGATCGGCTTGCGCTTACAGACGCCGAATTTGAGTATGTCGCCCTTAAACGTCGTCAAGTGATCAAGCATGTAATGGACGTTGAAGAGCATCTCGGGAAGCGTCTCGTCTGAGAGTGGACGATATTCCAACTGCTCTTCGCCCTCCGCGCCCTTGTCGCTGTACTCGCCGTCGAGCGTTATGGTGTCGCCGTTGAATTTCATCCTGACTTTGCAGAGTTCCGTGTCCGTCACCTTGGCGACGCGGCGCAGCGCCTCGATCATCGGCTTGCGCTCGACCGTGAACTCGGGAAACTGCTCATCCGGGATGATGCGGTGGTACTGCGGGAAATTCGGCGTGAGCAAATTCGCTTGGATAACCTGGCCGGGCATGTCAAATTCGATCCGGCGCGGCGCGAAGCGCACGATCACTACGCCAGACTTCGGCAGCGTCTTGAGGAGCGTCTCGCACGTGTGCGTGGAGACCAGCGCCTCATGCTTGTCCGTGAACGAGTCCTCGGGATACCCGTTCCAGACGATACCGAGACGCCGCCCGTCGGTGGATACCAACTCCATGCGGTGTTTCTCCAGCACCCAGAAAATGCCATCCAACTCGAAACGGGACTTGTCCGTGGATGTGAACGGCAGGAGGAACCGGATTGCGCTGGCGAGTTGATCTGCCTCCATGGTGATCTGGTCGTATGTCTCCAGGCGCTCGATTACCGGGTAGAGTTCAGCCGATAGGCCGGTTAGTTTGGATTTGAACCGGCCAACACTGACAGCGATCTTCTCCGCGTTGCACCGGATCGACACGTCGCCGTCCGGCAGGTCGGGGAATACCTCCACGCATAGCGGCGGGAAGAGGATCTCGCCGCCCGCCTGCACGTCAGCCTCAACTTTGCAGATCGCCGTGAGGTTGAGATTCGTCGCCATGAACGCGACGCGCTCCGCGTCGGCCTTGGCGTGGATGTACTCGATGGCGGGATGCGAGATCGGCGATCCCGTCACCCCGCGCACCTTGGTGATTGCCTGCTTAAGTTCTTTCGAGTTGATCGTAAATTCCATGCCTTATCCCTTTCTTTTGTTCCAGTTTTCGCCATAGATGGCGCACATCAAACCGTCACCGATCTGACGGTGGTATTTCTTCAGGATTGACTTGGCGAGTTCGGCTTGTTTCTCGGTGTAGATTCCGCTCATCGCCAAGGATTTCCCAATGTAGGCATCACACTTGTTAAATCCGAAACCGTCCCGGCTCACCGCCCCATCACAAAGCCCCGCCAAGGTCGCCAGGGCCGCTTCCAAGGCGTCAATCTGCTGGTCCGTGAATACTTCCCGCGCCTTCCGTTTCGGTTCCGCCTTCGGCCTGTCAGTGGGTTTTTCCGCCTTCGGTTCCCGGTTATCCGGATGTTCCGCGTTATAGGCCGCCGCCGCCGCCTGTTCCGCCGCCGCCCGGATCGCTTCCAGATTGTCCGTTTCCAGGTCCGCCGGGTTATATTCAGCGTTCAACGCCCCGTCAATCACTTCCTGCTTCCGGACAATGGTCCGGGCCATCGTCGCGTCCAGGGAACCTTCCAGGACCAGGTGCTGAATCAAAACGCTATTGGTTTGTCCGATCCGGTGGGCGCGATCCTCGGCCTGGGTCACGTTTCCCGGAACCCAATCCAATTCCGCGAAAATCACGTGACTCGACGCGGTCAACGTGATTCCAACTCCCGCCGCCGTGATCGAGCCGACGAAAACCTTGACGTTCGGATCGTTTTGGAAGCGGTCAACGGCTTCCTGACGTTCCTTCTGCGGCGTACTACCCTGAAGGCAAACCGCTTCAGCGCCGAACGCTTCCGTCAAGGCGTTCAATACGTCGATATGGTGCGCGAACACGATCACCTTGCCCGTGCTCTCTACGGACTCTTTGACGTGCTCGATAACGTAGGGGATCTTGGCGACGGCGGTTTCGTGACGCAGGCGGGACATCTCGGTGAACGCGGAGCGAGTGCCGTGCCGCAATTCCTCGACGGCTTCCCGGTATCCTTCCTCGTCGTCCGCCGCGTCGGCGAGAGCAACGCGGGCGCGCAGTTCCGCCAGCATGTCCTCGAAATGGGCGGCAGCGTCAACTTCGGCGCGGATCACGGCGGCGCATCCGTTGGCGGGGAACTCGATCACCTGGCGCCGTTTCGCGGGTAACTCGGTGAGCACGTCGCGCTTGAGCCGCCGGACCATGATTGTCGTGCGGAGTTTGTCCTGGAGTTCTTCCAGGTTGGTCGCGCCCGAGAAGTCCCAGCCCCAGCGGGTACGCTCGGCACCACAGTAGCGGAGGGCATATTTCATGAAGTTCCCGAACGTCTTGGGGTCCAGCGCGTTGACGATGGGAAATAACTCAACCGGGCGGTTCACGATCGGCGTGCCGGTCAAAAACAGACGACGCTTCGCCTCAATCGCGTAGAGCGCCTTCGAGCGCTGCGCCTTCTTGTTTTTCGCGTAATGGCACTCGTCCGCAATCAGGACGTCCCATTGCACGGCCTGGATCGCTTCCAGATTCTTGGTGAGGATGTCGTAGTTGCAAATAACAACGTCGTCTTGGGGGAACTTGCCGCCGTTCGCGATGCCGATCGAATAGGAGCGGACGCTCCAGCGGGTGAACTCGCGAAGCCAGTTGATTTTCAGGCTGGCGGGGCAAACAATCAGGACGCGCCGCACGGTGGGATCAGCGTTGATTACGCCAATTGTTTCTACGCTTTTCCCAAGCCCCATCTCGTCAGCGAATAATGTGGAGGGACGTTGCATCGCGTAGGCTATAGCAGCCTTCTGGTAGGGGAGATACGCGTGCCCGGCGGGAACCGGGATCTCCACGTCGGCGTTGGCGGCGCGGGATAGTTCGCGGGATTCCGCTTTTTTCTGCTGGTGGGCCTCTATTGCTTCCTTTGCGCCGTTGGAGGCGTATTCTACTAGTTTCGCCGCCTTCTCGATGTCGTCCGTCCACCACTGCTTATCTTTGGGATTCCAGCGGAAACCAGCGGCTTTCGGGATATGCCGCTCCTCATACGTGGATTGCGCGATAAAGATTTCGCCCGTATGGATCAGTTCCATTTTCCCTTCCTCCTTGCACTTTTTGGCCCGTTATGCGCACATAATATATGTTATAGCGCAAAAAGTCAAGGGTAAAATAGAAAATATTTCACTTTTCAGGGAATTTTGCTGCGCCAAGCGCAAAAACACTTGCGTTCCAACGAAAAAGGGCGACAATATAGTCGCCCGTTATTGCGCGTGTCCCACCAAACGCACGCGCACTTTTCCTCCTTCGGAACGAGCCTACGGATCGCGCACCGTAGGCTCGTTCTGTTTTATCGGTACATCTTTTGCGCCTCCTTCATCGTTTTTTGTAGAATCACGGAAGTTGAGGTTTATCAGGGGAAATGCCCGTAATATCATAATATTTGAAAAAGCCGGAGCCTGGATTCCGGATCCAGGTGTCGTGGGTTCAAATCCCTCCAGGCGTACTCTCCAAATCCCTCAAACACAAGCACTTACAAAGACACCTAGAAAACCTCTCCCAATATCGCAGCCAAACTACCCCAAAAAAATGCCCCGCGAGGAGGCTACCGGCGCGGGGCTAGAGTAAGGAGAAATGCGCTTGGTGTGTTATTTGAGGTACCGTTCCTCGGTGTCCGTAACAAATTTGCGAATGGCGTTCACGCCCATTTGGCAGAGCACCACCGCCAGGGCCTCGTAGGCCCCGAAGTCGAATTGGTCGGGCAGCGCCTGCATCCAGGAGGCGATGGCAAGCAGCGCCGCGCCGGTGGCGGCAACCGCGCCGCCCTTGAGTACTTTGATCCAGTCGGCCTTGGAAAGCCAGAATGCTTGCGATCCGTTCATTTCTTTGTACGCTCCGCAATCTCTTCGAGATTTATTTCCGTGGTCTCATGAAGACGTGCCCGCCGATTCGGGCCGTCTCAATCATCAGTTTGCGCCAGCCGGGGTTGCTGTTTATCCCGCAATAGTGCGTTGCCCCTCTGGTTGGGTCCGGGTCGATACCGCCATACGCCCCCAGAGCCGCGTTGAAGCACTCGTTCCACGTCTCACCGGCTTTGATCGAGAGCATCTTCTTGCGATTGGGATCGTTGGGGAGAAAGCACGAGAACTGATTGGGCGCTAGGAGCACGTCCCGCACCGTCTGGCCGAACGTTCCCGCATAAAAGCGATTGAGAACCACGTGGGCGACGGCGCTCTTTCCCGTATTCGGTTCGCCCCGCGCCTCGCCCCACACGCACAGGGCGAGCAGGGTGAGCTCCCGCTGGGCCTCGATCGGTTTCTTGGGATCAGGTAGGAAATATTCGGCGAGGGTTGCCATGATCAGAATCCCTTCACAAGATAGGCGATCACCTGCGGTCCTTGCGTTGCGGCGAGAACCAACAGGATGATCCAGAGCATGGTATGGATTTTCTTGCTTTCGCTTTTGATTTCATTCACCTTTTCCATGGTATACACTCCAAATGGGCCTCCCGTGGTTTCAACGTCGTGCAAACGACGTAATATTTCTTTCACGTCCTCTTTGAGATTGTCGATCGCTTCCTGTTTTCCGTTGGTTGGACTGGCCGTCATAGGGCACCTGTTTGCTGGTAGAGATTACAGACAGTGTAACATCAACGGTCAAAAAAAACTCGTGTGTGATTTCGTATCCAGGTCTTCAAGTTGTAGTACAAGCACCGCAGATAGAGACTCCGGATTTCGCGCCGCGTGTAGGGCGGATGGTAGCAGGCTCCGTTCTGCGTCCCTGTTTTTCGGCCCAGAATCCGCAGATGGTTGGGCTGCTCTTCCTTCACGATCGCGAATCCAGCCGCCTGCATTGCAGCCCGCAGCGTTTCGGGCCTGAAATGCCATTTGTGGTGGCTGAGAAGTTGTTCCTTCGGCGCGCCGCGTTCGATGAAAAAATAGGGAACCTCGACGTAGAGATAACCGCCGTCATTGAGCCGGTCATGGCATTGCCGGAGCATAACAAGGGGATCATCGACGTGCTCCAGGACGTGACGCATGAGAATCAATGAATATTCGTCGGTGACTTCGTCCAGGGTAGATAGCCTAACATCCACTCCCCTGCTCTGGCCGTATTTGATGAATTCCTCATTCTGGTCGATCCCCTCATAGAAAAACGCAGAATTCCAAAATGGGTGAAGCGTGCCGCCTGTGGCGCAACCCACATCAAGCATGCGGGATATGGGAAAGCGAATGTCACCATCTAGCCAGGCTAGAATGTCTTTTCCATGCTCGACCTGCTTGTTCCATCGCGTTTCCGGCGTGTCTTTTGTCCGGTCGCGGTAGATGTGCCGGTAATAGACGGCCAGAAGTTCAGCATCCGGGTAGTTGCGGGCATAGCCCATGCCGCAATGCTTACATAACTGCACGATGACGAGGTTATCGCTCGTCCGGGAAACCGGCCAGCCGTCGCGGTTTCCGCAAAGGCAGGTTGTCGGTACGATGTCCATGATTACTGTCCCTGCCCCAATACCGCCCTCAGTTCCTCGATAGCTTCCTGGATCGTGGCGCATTGCAGGACTCTTGAAAGCCTTTGCTTCCATACGGCCAGTTCCGCCGTCAGTGCTTCGTTTTCCAGGACGAGTTGGTTGCGCTTCTGGATGAGCCTCATATTGTCACTGGCAGTTTTTTTCAAGGCTTCGTATTCCGTCTTGGGGATCGTCACAGTGACGGTTGCGTCCCGAACTAGGACTGTTTCGGTCGCTGATAGCGGCATACCGATTGCCATTGGCACCTGATCAAGATCAAGCGCAGGGGCTTCTCCCGTTATCTCCTCGGCCTGAGCAACAAACGGGAACGCAAACAACAATGTGATTAACAACGCTTTCTTCATTTCTTCACCTCCAAAGGTTTTTCTTCTTTGATTGGATCAACAATGATTGGATCTTTGATAATCGGAATCGGCACAACTTTATCAACGATTACTCTTTTGATCGTTTCCTCGATCAACGTCTTTTCCTCGGGGGTCAGTTCTCCTTCCAGTAGCAAGTTTTCATTTTCCAGCACCACCGCTACCCGTTCCTGGATAAGCATATCCTTGGCTCGCCGTTCGGCTTCCAGGGCGGTTTCCAAATCCTTTTTCTGTTGCAGGACAATATCCACGTCCCTATCCTTGGATAATAGCCGTTCTTGCACGGCCTGTAACTCGGCAATAATCGTATGAAACAGCGTCCCCGAAATTACATATCCAGCGGCTGTCTGATTAGCTTCCAAGAGAATTTGCGTCACCAAAGGCGGTTGGGCTTCCTGACTGGATGCAGAGTAACCAGCACATAGAAAAAGCAGAAAACAAGTGATTTTTTTCATGACATACCTCACTGAACTAAATATATAGCACAGCTTTTCTTTATCATGATCACTTCTCCTCATTATTACCTGAATAGATTTGCAACTCCTCAATCGCTTCCTGAATCGTCTGGCAACGCAAAGCCCGGATGATTCGTTGCCGCAGTATGGCCAGCTCCGTCGCCAGCTGTTCGCACTCAGCGATCAGTTGAACCCGTTTGGTCATCAGCCTCCGGTTCTCTTCCTGAAGCCGCTTGTTGTCCGTCAGAAGTTTTTCGTACAAAGGCTTGTCGACCGTGACCGTTTCGGTCACTTCTTTGACAACCGTTGCGGCCTCTTCTCTCCCAGGAGGAACAACAATCGGTTCGGGGACCTTCGATTCTTCTCCGGACCCCCACAACCCGCCGAGAACCATTAAGAGAAAGCCGGTGATCAAGATTCGTCTCGCTAGAGGTTCCATTGCATGAGCTCCTTTCATCCTTTAAGGATATTTCCCGTCCCGTACCAGGTGCCAGATTGTATCATCCACTTCGATGACTACTCCCAAGGAAGGCTTCGTCGGCGTATGGGTCGGCGTCGGGGTGTTGGTAGGCGTCGGAAGAACCACAAATGTCGGAGACAATAGAAGATCGTTCAAAGAATTCAAATCCCTTCTGCCACTGTCCGGATGATACAAACTGCTGTATTCAATGATGTAATTCCCCGGCACATAGTTGCTATAGATCGAAGTATCCTCCGTCTTCAGCCAGCCCGGAGTCGGAGAAGGTGGAATAGGGCCGTCATGATAGAATAAACCGGAACGGACATATTCCCCATTCCGCTTCATAGTCCATAAACTCCGAATAACCGACTCTGTAGCCGCCCCGATACCTACATTCCCTATTTGAAACTGGAAAGGAAAGGAAGTTAATCCACCATAAACCGGAGTAGCCGGAACCACCACCTGAATCGGTTTCATATCAACAAATAGAGTAGGCGTCGGAGTGTTGGTCGGGGTCGGTGTCTTCGTGAAGGTGGGAGTGGGAGTCGGGACGATATAGCCGAAATGACAGACGTCATTATCCGGATTCTGATCCTGCTCGCTGTAGCCGGTCTCTTCAACGGGATCGGAGGCATTGTGCTCAAACCACATATCATATTCCCCATAATCCCATGAAGAGACGTCGACCACATATTCCTTCTCCCCCACCCAGCCGATGGGCCACTCCTTCGGACTGTTTTCCGGTCCCAACATCCTTCCGTCACCAACCAGGGAAGCCGTAGGAAAGCCAAGTCTTTTCCGGTACAACCGTATCCGCAACCCGTCCGGCTGTCCGCTTCCGATATCGAATGTCGTCGTCCCGACATTTTTAAACAACCCGGTGAACACCCGGTATTTCGGATTACTTTTATGGATTCTCCAATAAGCATCCCAGGCCGCGATATCGTTCTGTCCGGAAGGAGACGTCGGTGTCGGGGATACTCCCCGGGTATTGGTTGGAGACGGAGTAACCGGTGTGAACGTCGGTGTGATCGTCCATGTAGGAGTCGGAGTATAGGTCGGGGTCGGCGTATCCGCGGACAACGTCGGAGTGTTTGTGGGAGTCGGCGTATAGGACGGTGTGGGCGTCCACGTGACCACTTTGATTATAGCGCTGTCCAGTTGGTTGTTGGCTGCATTGTCGTCGCTCCAGTTGTGGACAGCCCGGATTCTCCAATTCCCGGGGGTCCAGGTCTTCCAATACTCATAGAAATGGGATTCGTAAGCCCCTGGCCAAAACGGTCCGAAGTGGCTGTCGGTATGAATCTTCTGAGCCGACGGCCAACTCCCGTCCGGGTACAGATAATAATCAACCGTTATCGTGGAACTGTTGATCAAAGACTGACCGACATTCTTCAACCGTCCGAAGTAGCCAATTTGGTTATATCCCTGGATGACTTCTTCCGTAACACCGACCTGCTCCACCGCCAGGTCATTGGAAATGGTTGACGTCGGTAATGGAGTCGGGGTGCGTGTCGGCGTACTGGTGCTGGTCGGAACCGGCGTCTTGGTCGGGGTGAAGGTCGGGGTGAAGGTCGGAGTCGGCGTCACCGAAGTAGCCGTGGGAGTCGGCGTATTCGTCCGGGTCGGAGTCGGAGTCGGTGGAACGGGAGTGAAGGTCGGAGTCGGAGGGACAGGCGTATTCGTCGGTGTGCCTACCGGTTTGGTGGTCGGCGTGGGCGGTACTGGAGTGTTCGTCGGTGTCGGTGTTTTGGTGAAGGTCGGCGTCGGCGTGGGAGCGAATCCCTGAACCAGGTAAACCGGTCCGTTGTTGGCATAGTAGGAATCTCCATACGATTCCACCATGGCCCTCCACTGTGTGCGGACCGTGGAGCCTGAATCAATCAACAAAACGACACCGACATTAATAGTCGTATAGGAATTCGTTCCGCAGAATTCCCATCCATGGGAAACCAGGCTATATTCTCCTCCATCGACGCTGACGCGGCATTCCACGTACAGAACAAGGGAAGTATACGACATATTGTTCTGTACATTTATGATGGCTCCTGTAAAGACGCGCCAGTGATCTAAATCCTTCCGGTAATCCGTCGCCCCGGTGCGATAAGTTCCATAATAGGAGGGATTCCTGGTATAGTTTCCCCAGTCCCCAACCCAGACCGAATCAGCCGAACCGTCATCCGCCAACCGTCCGGAGATGGTAACCGTGTAATTCGGTTGGGCCTTTCCCGCGGAAGGAAAGACCAGAAACACCGCAACCACAAAGAATTTAATACCCCGTATGAACCTGTGCACGGTAAACCGTCCCATCATACTCGATGCCCAAAGCATGGACATCCTCCGGCCAGTCCTCCGCACCGGCCGCCGTGATCAAGTTCTGCCAACGAAGGTCGTTGGTCCCATACTTGACCGCCAAAGCCAACGGTCCTCCGGACGGCTTCCAAATAACCATCTCTCCATCTTCCAACGCGGCCAACAGTTTCGACGCCGTGGCTTCGGTCCGCGCCGTCCGGAATACAATACTATTCACTTTAGCCTTGTTTACATCGTTGATATTCTTGGAGCTGAGATTGAGGTTCGTATAGGCTATGATCTCATCTTCGGAATGATTCATCTCCAAGACCGGAAACCCGGAACCGTTCTCGAAAAGAAACTTGTTGTCGGTACGGAACACCAGGGTGTTCGACCTGGTTTCGATCCGGTACGGATTTCCGAAACTGATCTTGATATCCGGAGAAACATCGAAGATGACCTTGGCTGTAGTCATATCCAGGTTTCCGTACATGCTGTCTCCGGCCCGTTTCACGAAAGCGTTGCTTGAATATCCCCCCAACGTGTCGGCGTCGACATAATTCAAACCGCTCCCGTCTCCATAATATATCCCGTTGATTATGATATTGCCTTTCGACGTCAGACTTCCTGTATCAGCATCAAAGATAAAAGCATCGGTGTTCGTGTCGCTCGACATCGTGAAATAGCGGTCCGAGAACAGATTGAACTCGTTCACATCCACGTTCAGGCCATAAAAGGTGGACTTGAGGAGCAACTTGTCACCATAGGTATCAGGAAAATAAAGCTCATTGACCTGAGCGTTGCCATTCACATCTAATGTAAAAGCCGCGCCTCCCGACTTCCCAACAGCCAGGCGGTCGTTTATCCAAGAATAATCTCGGGAAGGAACCATTGAATAAGTTTCCCAGGAAGAACACGTTATAGTAAATGTGCTATCTAAATCATACCAACTATAATAATCTATTGAGACAAGAGGATAATTCCGTTTTTGTAAATTGTAGATAGGTATAGCCCAACAAGAATCTGTCGTATGCCATACAATATCCCCCGCAACCACATAATCCGCAGTATTTCCTATAGTCGATTTGCACTCTCTTTTATTTACATAGGCTGTACCACTTGAATTCCCCATAAAACCATATTCATAGATTAAAGTACCTCCTGGAACTGAAGTTCCATATGCTATATAAGGTATTGTTATAGTCAGCCGTAAACTTCCTCCCAATCCTGTCGAGGCAGGAAATTTAAGATACGCCCGGTATGCACCATCGTATTGAATCCACTCGGTACGTACATTTTTGTGATAATAATTAAATCCCTGCAAAACGGCACTTGTAGCAAGATTTAATAAATTGGCACTTTCAGATATTACAGAACGTTCCAACAACTCGTTCGTCTGCCACTTAGCGATATACCCCGCCGTTCCTGTTCCATGATTATGCCCCACAGCCGCGTAATAACTATCCAGTTGAAGACTGGCGCGGCCCGTGGCCGCATTCAGCCCTGTGGCCCCACCATCCCAACGGTATCGCTGATCGTAGGCAATGCCCATGCGATACCATAACTCACTCAGGATATATTCCAGATCGTCTAGCGGGATTTGATTGGAAGCGTCCGTGATGGTAGCTGAACTTACGTTTGCCTTGGCGACATTTCCAACCGACAACGTACTGGCCGCCAGATCATCCTGGGCGCGAATATTGCCAGCCACATCAAACTTAACGCTGGTGTCCGGAGTTTTCCCAACCGCTACGTTCGTCCCGTCGTCCTGAATCTGCGAGTTGGCCAGCGTTGCCGAAGCGATAAATTTGGCCACATATCCCGCTGATCCCGTGCCGCCAAGATTCCCGCCGCCGATCTCGCCGGATAGCGCCAGGTTGTTGATAAAATCACCCCAAGTTTGCCACCGCAAAACATTGTCTGATCCAGTTTGCGTAGCGATATGTGAGGGTTGTGTAGATAATGAAGAGGCGGTAACTCGGAAGGAACCGTTCACATCCAAATCATAGACAGGATCTTTCACCTTAATGCCCAATGGAGTCATATAACTTGGATAGCTAATCGGTGGTTGCGTCCCCCACGCTTCCCAGCCCGACAAAGTGATTTCGTAGTTATCAGTCAATGCAACATTACTAAAATATTCAAAATCAATCAAAAAATAATTTCTACTTTGCCTATTGTATATTGGAATTGCCCAACATGATTCCGTGGCATTCCAAACCATATCTCCTGCCGCAAAATAATTAGGTGTGGCACCGTCTGCGCGTATACAATGGCGTTCGCTCCTCCATATTGTTCCGCCAGAACCTCCGAACAAATAACTGTACTCAAGATTCCCAGTTGCAATCTTGTAGTTATAACCGCCACTCAGCCTTAATTTGATAACTCCATACACGACGGTATTCGCAGGAAATTTAATGTAACGAACATAAACACCAGCGGCTGGAGGATATTCAGCTATGAAAAGTTTGTGCAGGTATTGACTTTGCAGGTTGAGGTTCTCGCCGACGACCAGCGAACTCGCCGACTCCTTGAGCGTAGCGTCCATGATCGTGCCGGACGCTCCCACGTTCCACCGGGTGAGGTTGCCGGTCGTCCCCGTTCCGTGGTTGTGGTTGATCCCGGAATAGTACGTATCCAGTTGCAGGCTGTTGCGGCCCGTGGCAGGGACCAGGTTGGTTGCTCCTCCGTCCCATTGCCTACGTTCGGTAAATGCAGTCTGCCAATTACTCGCATATTGGATGATGTTGTTGTAGGCTGTGTCCCAGCCCTTGTGGTTGTCCGGCGTAATTAAAAACACCCCGCTGGCCGACCGCACCATCAGGCCCGCCCCAAGAGGACCAAACAGCACCTCCAGCTCGCTGGCGTCCACACTATCGTTTGGATTAGATATGAATCCCCGGCCATTGATATAGTTGATCACCGCCGCGCCATCCGGCAGCGCCTCATCGTTTCCTACAGTATCAGCGGCCGCGCGAGTCGCCGCGCTGCCCAGGCCTAGCGATTGCCGCCCGAGAACCGCGTCCAGCCCCGCCGCTCCGCCGTCCCAGCGGTAGCGTTGGTTGTAGGCGATGCCCGTTTTGTACCACAACTCGGATAGGATATACTCCAGATCGTCCTGTGGTATCTGATTGCTCGCATCCGCGACGGTAGCCGAACTGACCTCGCCGAAAAACTTGCTCGCTGAAAAATCACCGTTGACGTAGGCATCCCCCGCGTACAGCCTGCGGCCTGACCATGGATCGGCGCTGGCCCACTGAACCGCCAGCAGATTACAGATAAGGAATATAGTGAGCCAGAATGATTGAGCCTTCCGGCAATGGATCGCGTGTTCCTGCATTATATTGGTGTACCTCGATTTGATTGGTTTCCGTGAGTTCCTGGAATTCCCAGGTATCCTGTGAGCCTTCAGTGCCATCGGTCACGCCTGCCAGTTTTTTGCGCAGCGTGTAGCCGTCCACTTCGACGATCACGGTAAATGGTTTGTACGTCTCTGCTATCGTGAACTGCGTCGTAACGCCGTCGGAGATGAATTGCTCGGTTATATAGGCCTGCGAAGCCGTCCATCCATTCTTGGCGAGATAGGCGGCGTAGTATTCCTGCGTGTCGTCCAGCAGGATTAGCACGGTTCCTATGGCCGTATTTTGTCCCTTCTCGAACTCCGCGTCGATTTGCGTGATTGACTTCTTGGTTCCCGTTTTCGATACCGATTGAACCAATACCCGCGCCGTCCATGCCCCATCCACTGCGCCCGTAGTATCCACGGGGAAGGCGTAGGCTCCGTCACCTTGCATCTGAGAACTGACGTGCTTGTAAACGCGGTCCCCGTTGTCGTCCACTTCGCCGTTGTAGTTCACCCAGAAATCGGCATGGGAATAGTTAGGATCGTCCGGCGCGTCGAACGTCACACTCACCGACGGTGCCGATACCCCATCCGTTTCGATCTTGCTGGCCGACGCTATGACGTTCTGCACATCGGCAGGAAGCACTCCGGGAAGGCCGTTGGTACCGCCAGCAACCGCATCACGCTGGAACTGGATGTCCCCCAGGGAAATCGCGGTATCAGCGTACACGTCGGCGTAGTGATCGCAGCACTCCAACTCCGTCGCGAAATCGCCACGCTCTACGACGCGCAGAATCCGGACGAGTTGGTTGCGAACACGGTGCGAAGGCAGGTTGAGCCTCACCACGTCGCCGATGACGGCGGAAACGGTTCCCGGACGGCATTCCAGGTAATGCACCCGGTCAGCGTATCGTGCCCGGTTGCGCAGGATATTTCCCATGCGTAGCATCTGCATGGGCCGGGTAACGCCGTAGAACTCGACTTCGCGGGATGAAATAACTTCGCCTGTCCCGCCGCCGGGATAACGATGCTGGCGCAGCTGCGAAGCGTAATCGTCCATCACCACCACGTCCGTCTCGTAGTTCTGAATTTCGTTGGCGTAACGGCATAGCCACTGGTTAACTTTCTCGCGCCTTGGAAGTCGTTTCTTTTGGTAGGTAATGACGTGATCCTCATTGATCTCCTGCACGGGGGCTTCGTCGCGCTCCACGCGAATCCATTTCCGCCCGAACTGGTTGCACGGGATGGCGAAAAACGACTCATAGAGCCGGAGCAGGAAATCCTTGAACCTGCCGCCGTCCTCGTTGATCGCGTCCAGCGTGTAGCGCCGCGACGGGATGGCGTCGTAGGCTTCGATTTCGGTGATCGAAAACGGGGCCGTTCCACCACCACAGGACATGTCCGTAATCCGGAAGGCGATCATTTCGGTGGGTTTAATGAAAACATAATCCGTGCCCTTGATGTCCGCACGGTCCGCGAGGAGCGTCCAGTCACCGTCCGTCGCTGCCTGGTAATAGAGTTTGTAGGATTGCGATTCCCCGACGTTGGTTGCTAAAACGATCAGGCCGATGCGCCGCTTGAACGGGAACTTAATTTCATAGTAGGGTCCAGATGTTCCACTGCCACCAGGCATAGTATCAAAAATTACATTGCTGTTCGTGTTCCCGTCAGACAAATAATGCACATTACCTATTATATTGATATTGATTGCTATTTCTGTTCTTAGCATAATGATTAAATTTTTTTGTGCTACTCTTCCCCCTTTTGTATATACTTCCACCTCGCATAATGAAAATGATCCCGACTCAGCAGAAAACCCTACAATTCTGATTCCAGTAACATCTATTGCATCAAATTCTATGGTTTTTACCGGTTCTGTGGAATTGTTGATCGTGCCTCCAGGTATATCTGTAAATAAATAATCACTCCATGCATATGAAAAATAATATAGTCTATCTGGTTTTGCATTTGTGTATTGTAGTTTGTATGATTGGGCTACTGTATTATTCGTTTTAATAACTATCTTGTCGATCTTGTAATAAGATGGATAAAATCGAAACAATATCTGTGGGACAAAAGATTCCTTCAACCTTGGATTTATGGGTGCAGCGTTCGCATACTCTCCGTCGATCAGATATAGTAGGCCGCTCGGGTTACCCGTTGTCCCGGAAATTAAGCCTTCCGCCCCGTACACCCGCTTAAGCATCGGAAGTACGTTGCGGGGCTGCACGTCGTACTGCATCACACCGCCGACAGAGACGATCTCGTTACAGTATTGTTCCTCGGCCAGCATGAGAGCCTGATCAAAATCGTCGGGCCGCTCGATACCCGGCGACACGTCGGGATTCGTCCGCAACTCGAAACAGATGCGGATCGGATTGCGGGAGAATACCCGCTCGAACGGATGGAAGGACGTTATCGAATATGGGCCAGTCCCCGACAAGCGCAGATCGTCGAACTCGTTGCCGCCGCTCTTCGTGGGATCAAAATCGTAGCGCGCCCCTCGCAGAAATCCGAGATCGTCCCAGATGTCCGCGCCTCGGTTCGCGCCCGTCCACGTGAGCAGGCGCACATCCGCCGTTGCCGTCTCTATCGTGAACCGCGTCTCGGTCTCGCCCGTGTAGGCATTCTCCGATGTTGATGTACTCACCGTGAAGGTGATTGGAGTAGCCTGCCCGTCGTCGTCCTTGGCCGCGTTCAACGCCGTTTCTACCGCCGTGGCGAGTTCCGCAGCGGTGTAGGTGCCCGCCGCAACCTGGGCCGTGTAGCGCGTTTTGTTGTGGTAATACTCCGCCCACTGGTTGTGTCCCCCGACGTGGCAGACATAGTCCCCGTCGGCGTTTTTGAACCGGCGGCAGGTCAGGCCGTCCACGATGGAATCCACGGCGATATTCGCGCCCTGATTGCGTCCCTGCTCGTCTGCCGCGAGAAAAATATTAAGCCCCGCCCGCCCCACGTAGGCCAGCGGGTGGGGCGCTAGCGGGGTTATTTGCAGGCCCAAGGAATCGTATTTTGTTTTCGCTAGTGCTGGGTCTCCCGCGATGTCCGCCCAGCCGAAGCCGGTTGGCGCTTGGTCGAGCGTCCCATAGCGGAAATCAATAAGCGCTGAATGCGCGCCACTATGCCCCAATGCGAAGATGTCCCGCTCATTAAAAACGCGGGTGTTGGAAATGAATCCAACCGGCCCGACGGAATAGACCACGAAATAGAACTGGCGCGACGACGCGCCCGGATAGGTGCTGTCGTTCTTTCGGAATACCTCGATCCCATAGGTAAGCCGCCGCCCGACGACTACCGGCGTGGTGCCGCCGACCTCGCGCCGCGTGTATTGCGTCGGCTCGAACGGATCACGCCCTCTCCTGCGTGACGGCATCATGATCAGTTGCGCCAGGACGGAGAGCGCCGTGGCGATGATCGCCCCGACGATCACCTCGGTGAGTGAAATGCTGGCAATGGCCGCGCCAATGGCCGCAAGGAAGCTCATTATTTTTTCTTCCTCAAGAACATGCTGATCAGATGACGCAGCCGGGCGATTGGCTCGATCCGCACCGTGGGTAATTTGCCATCCCAGACATGGATCAACCGCGCCGGATCAATTACAACGGCGGCATGCTTAACCAATCCGTCCTGGTCCACGAATATCGCCACGTCCCCGAAGCGGAGTTGATGCTCGGGGACAGTCTTCCAGTTTTTTTCTTCCGCCCTGAACGCCCTGTCGAATAGGCCTGGATCCGATTGCCGCCAGCTGGCCGGATAGGATGGGATGGGGATTTCCGCGATTCCGGCTTCTCCCAGGATCGCCGCGACAAGGTGAATGCAATCCACGCCGCGCCCCGCCTGGCACTCGCGATGCGCGTAGGGCGTCCCGATCCACTTGGCGATGATTTTGCTTTGCTCGCTGGGCGTCATCCTTTTCCCCTCCACCACAGGCCTTGAATCGGCTCATTGATAAACGCATATCCGCCGAACCTTATCCGATTATCGAAAGTTGTATGGCAATAGTCGTAGGTCTTTTTGCAGACGCGCCGCAATGTAAATTTGTCACCTGCCGCGATCGCGCTGGGAAACGGAACCGCTACCGTGATCGTCGTCGTTGCGTGATACCATGCCTTGATGTGCCGCGCCAGGCCTTGATTTGCGCCGCTGGTCACTTGCACGATGGCGATGTCCCAATAGCCAGCCGTCGCGGGCGTGATCGACGCATCCACAATCGTAGTAGTTGATCCACCGCTTGCCGTCCCCGCGTATTTGTTCGCGGCGCTGTCCCGGTTCACACCGCAACGATGATCCCCGAACGCATACGGGCACATGCGGTTGACGGGATACGACGGGGCGCTGAGGATGTCATCCGCCTCGGAGACCTCCAATGTGATCCCCCGCTCGTCGTTCTGGTATTCGTCCACGATCCCGCAGAAGCGGGAGAGCGACGCGCCCAGGTCGTCCGGATTCACGGCCCGGAGAATCACCAGGCAGCCCCGGATGTCGTTGCGGTCGAGGTACTCGTCCACGTCGTACATGAGTTGCGAGAACTGCGCTTTCTGCTTGTCCGTGAACGCCTCATCCAGGCCGTATCCGTAGATCGAGAGCGTGATGCGCAGGATCGAGGTCTCCTTGGGGTCAATGGTTATGCCCTCGTCCGCCACCTTGAACGGCGCTGGGCTGTAGTCGGCGGCATCCCCGCTGATCGGATCGACGTAGCGGATCGTGCGGTCCCAGTTCGTTAGGCGCAGGGTTTCAGCGTCCAGGTACAGATCGCCCAAGAGCGCCAATTTCCCACCTCTCTCAAACGCTTTCCGGACTGATTCGTGCATCAGGCGTTGAACTCCTCGATCAGCCTAACCGCCGCCGTGACGATTCCCCAATGATCCTTTTGTGATTCCTCATAAAAGATCGCATCACCTTCCTCCTCGTCGAGATAAACCGAAGCGTTGAAGCAAGGTTCCACTAAGGAACCGATTACATAGGTATGGCCGGTCGCCGTGGCGATCGTCAGGGTTTTATCTTCCGTGTCGATCGCCTCCACGACACGGACGAGTTTCGTTACGTAGCCGTCGTTGGCGTCTGCTAGCAGGATGCGTGAACCATAGGGCGCAAGAAAGTAATCACTGGAGTAGGTGGTTGCTCCTATACGGTCGCGGGATACGTCGTAGCCCAGCGTCGCGCCTACGGATCGGGCCGTGTTTGTCCCCGAGAACCACAGCAGGCTGAGGATTCCCGTGGGCGTGCCGCCCGCCGTCTCCGCGATCGTGAAGCGGTCGTCGTTGGCACTGTAGGTGACGGCGTAAACCGGGCCGCCGGATACCAGGTTCATCCGCAGCAGGATATGCGCCGCCAGCGCCGCCGGGGTGTATGCGCCCGGCGTCAGCGTGGCGGTGATTTCCGTGGTGCCGTCCTTCGAGAAGTCGATCCGGTCATTCACGCCGTCTGTGATCGTGATCGTGTAAGCCGAAAACGGCGTAACGTCGTTGACGGTCAGCGTCGTGCCGGACGAGTACTCCGCCGTCAACACGGCTTCCCGGTTGAACGTCGGGCAGACGCACAGGCCCACGCCGCCCAGCGTCGCGTCGATCAGGTCGGTGACAGGCTTCAGGTACGCCTTGCCAACTCCCTCCCACGACAACTCGAACATGTGACGCTTGCGCGACCGCGTCGCCCGCGCCGAACGCATCCCGGTGCGCGTCCCCGAGGATCGCGCTACGCCGTAGCCGGATAGATTGCGGCGGCGGCCCGCTGTCTGACATTGCCGTGGGAAAATCGGGTAACTCATATCGCCGCCTCCTGCGTGCGCCGGATCGCTCCGCCCCTGCGGAAGTCACGGAGCACGATCTCGGTCACTTTTTTCTCGATAGATTTTTCCAGGGATTGCGCCGCCGCCCGGTCAAACGGCGCCCCGCCCGTGTTGACATGCAGCGTCGTATTCACATTGACCGGGGCAGTCTTCGCTGAAAACGAGGCGCCGCCCCCATTTGTGTTGGCAGGCATCGTCAACGAGGGCATCTCCAGCCGGGGCGCGGGGATCTGGATGATCGGCTCAATCGGAGCGCTGGGGACACTATCAGGAATGGATACCCGGTTCAAGTCGATCGGTGGAACTTTGGTAGTGTCCGTGCGCAGCGGTTCGGTCGGGATGTCCCGGAAATTGGCCGGGGCCAGCATGGACAACGGAACGTCCACTTTGAGTTTCGGTGTCTCTATCTCCGGCGCGGGAACGTCAATTTCGGGAACATTCCATTTCGGAGCCTCGACCAGCATGGATAACGGAACGTCCACTTTGAGTTTCGGCGTCTCAATCTCCGGAGCGGGAATCTGTAGCGCTTTCAAGGTGGGCGTCTCGATCTCCGGCGCGGGAACGTCGATTTCAGGAACATCCCATCTCGGAGCTTCGATTGGAGATACCTTCGCCGTGGTCGCCGCCATAGGGAGATTCGTGGCGGGGATGTCCACCTTCGGTAGCGGAACCGTCCCATACTCGTTGACCTTGGGTGTGGACGTGGTGGTAAGTCCCGAGAAGGCCGCGTTGGCGAATCCGCCCAGCAGAGACAAGCCGAACGTCGTGAGAATCGACTTGAAACTGAGCTTGCCGCCGCTCAGTCCCACGCCGATTACCGCGCCGATGATATGGCCGATGTTGATCGGCAGGCTCATCAGGCCGCGATTGGTTTTCTCGGCCTGGACGACGGTCTGCTTGGTATTCGCCGCGATTTGTTCTTGGACTTCGGTTTGCTGTTGCGCGATGGCGGTATAGTCAGTCGCTGCGGATGTTATGACAGGCTGCTTGGCGGAAGGCTTGGTAGTCGGCGCAAAACTGTTTTCAATTACCTTCTCACCGCCCCCCATAAGCAGGTTAAATACGCCGCCCTTCTGATCGCCGATCGGCAGGCTGGCAGGGAAGTTCGCAGCCATGAAATCGACAAGGTCTTCCTTGAGGGCATTCTTGAGGATGTCCGCGAAATCGCCGCCCTCGAACAGCGGCTCGAATATTTTGCGGAACGTGCGCTCCCGCTCGCGCATCATGCGTTCGTATTCGCGCTGACGCTTTTCAAGGATGCGTTTCTCCTCGTTGGCTTCCTCCTCGCGGATGCGCTTTTGCGCGTCGGCCAGATTCTGGGCGATCTCCTGCTGTTTGAGGGAGTAATCCTTCTTCAGTTGCAGGATCTTCTTGTCATGAAGTTCCTCGATCTGGAGGCGGTACTCCTGGATTTCCTTGATCTTGGTGGCGTAGTCCGGGTCGTCCTTGGGCTTGAGGGCTTTCTCGGTTTTTTCGAGTTCCTTGATTTTCTCGCGGCGCTCGATCTCCAGGTTCTTCAAGGCCGCTTCATGCGCCTCCTGCTGGAGACGCTGGAGGGCTGCATAGTACTCCTGCTCGGCGAGTAGTTTCTCGTCGGCGGTCTCCGCCGCGCTGGCTGCGCGCTTGCGGTTGAGTTCGATTTCTTGCTCGGCGCGGCGCAGTTCAGCCTGCTGGATGGCGGAGAGTTCGCGGTTGACCTGGGATTCGTAGCCGTAGCCAAACCACGGTTCGCGTTCCTTTTTCTCTTTTTTCTTTTCTTCGTCCTCGAAGGGAACGTATTCGCGGATGCCGGACGCTTCCGTGGCCGCGCCACCACCGCCGGCCGCATCCGGGCGCTTGGGCGCGGGCGGCATTTTCCCGGTGCGGAGATAGAGGATGTACTCGGCGGATTTCTGCGCGTCGCGGTCGAGTTGGTCTAGTTGGCGTTGGAGTTCGGCGATCTTACGCTGGCGTTCCGCCTCGCTGCTGGTTCCCGTCCCCGCCATATTGGGAGAATACGCGCCGCCGAAAAATACGCCGCCGGGAGCGACTGCCGCCGTGCGGTAGGTGGCTATCTCCTCCTGGAGTTTCACCCGCTGGAGTTCGAGGTCTTGCAGGTTTTTCTCCTGTTCGGTGATCGCCGCCTTGTTTTTTATCGCCAAAAACCGGGCGTACTGATCCGCCATATAACCAATAGCGTCGCCGTTTTTGTTGTACTCGATGGTGAGTTGCGGGAATATCCGCGTTAGCGCTTCGGCCACCCGGTTGAGTTCGTCCTGCTCGGCGCGGGTGCGGTTGGTTTTCGCCGCGAGGTCGTCGAACGCCTTGCGGAGTCCTTCGGCCTCGTCCACCTGGCCGCGAATCGAGCGCGAAACGTCATCCGATGTCCGCCCGTAACCCGCCATCCATTGCAGGAGATTGCCTATCGCGTCCGTCACGCCCGCCAGCACGGGCAGCAATCCACCGGCGAGGGAATCCGCCAGAAGTTTTACGGCGTTCCACAACCGGCTCAGGCTGGCGGAGAGCGTCGAAGCCGACGCCTCGTACTCCCTCTGCACCGATCCGCCCGTTTCCCATTCCTTGTTGGCGGATTTCATAATCCGGTCCAGATCGCTCAGGTTGCCCGCCAACTTGGTCAACACCGGCCCCACGCGCACGCCCGTGAGTTCCAGATCCTCTAGCGCCTTCGCCTGGCCGAATTTATCAAGTTGCGACAGCCCTACCGCCAGTTCCTTGATCGCCTTGATCGGTTCGCGGCGTAGCGTTTCCGTAAACTCCTTTACGTCCTTCCCGGCGACGTGAGCGAATGCCTTGGTGTCGGTGAGCATCCGGTTCATCACCTGCACCCAGGCCGAACTGGCTACCTCTACCTCCTCCCCCGCGTGCCGGGTGGCCGCCGCGAGCGCCACCATTTCCGCAGTCGTCAGGCCGAACACGTGTGCCGTGCCGCTCATGCGCGTGGAGATTTCCAGGATTTCCTGCGCCGTGGCGGTCGTGGTGTTGCCCAACTCATTCGCGACGTCGGCGATACGTTCCAGGTTCTCCATGGGTTCCTTCATGTTGACCTGGATCCGCGCCAAGAAGTTCGCCGCCGCGTCGTCCGCGATGTCCATCGCCCGCGACGCCTTGGCTATAACTTCCGTAAATGCACCTAATTCGCTTTTGGGTACGCCCAGCTGACCGCCGATCTGGGCGATGTTCTGGAGAGCGCCGATCTGAATACCTTTCAAATCGACGGAGAGTTGCAGTATCTCGCCTCGTAGTTTCTCGAACTCCGCGCCCACCGCGCCGGTGGTACGCTTCACGCCGACGAAGCCGTCCTCGATCTCGGAGGCGAATTTCAGCGCCGCCCCCGCCGCCATGACAGCGGACAGGCCGGTGAACATGAGTTTCAGGCGGGAGAGTTCGTTGTTGAGAAGGCTGGTCCCGAGCGATGCCTTGCGGGCGTCCTCGCCGGATTGTTTGATTTTTTGTCCGGCGTCCTTGGCCTTGTCACCCGCTTCCTTGGCGCGACGTCCAGCGCCTTCGGTCCTCTTTCCGGCCTCTTCCGTGCGCTTGCCCGCGCCTTCCGCACGCTTCCCGGCCTCTTCCGCCTTGCGCCCGGCCTCCTCTGTTTTTTTGCCCGCTTCCTCAGTCCGCTTCCCCGCTTCTTGCTCTTTCTTGCCCGCTTCTTCCGCTTTTTTGCCCGCGCCCTCGGTCTTCTTGCCCGCCTCGTCGATTTTTTTACCGGCTTCTTCGGCCTTTTTCCCCGCCTCTTCGGTTTTCTTGCCCTGCTCGGAAACCGCCGCCGCCTCTTTCTCGGCCTCCTTTTCGGCTTCCTTGGTTTTCGTAGTGAGTTCATTGACGCCCTTGATCGCGGCTTGCAGGTCCGCAATCGCCTTGGCAATATCAAACTTAAACTCACCCCGTACCGAACCGGCGTTAATATCAGTCATGATTTCCTATTGAGCAAAAAATCGAGAGCGGCGTGAAACCGTTCCACGGTGCGCTTGCGCTTGCTTGTCTCGCGTTGCGCTTCCTCGCGTTGCTTCCGCGCCCGCGTCCCGTAGGCCTGTTCCTCTAGCGATTCCCAGTCCTCGCGCTTTCCATACGTTCCGATTGCCGTTGACGTTGCGCCGAGAATTTCTTGCTTGGCCTGGAGGTGATACATTTCGCTGACGAGCCTGAAGAAGCGGCGCACTGAGATGCCAAGGAAATACTCCATCGGCTGTCGATACCACCAAGCGAGTTCGCAGATCAACCGGGGAAGACTCAGCCGTTCGCTTGAGCCTTCCCCTTGCTGAAATTTTCCAGGTCGGCGATCGACATCCGCATGCACTCGTGCGCATGCTCCACCGCCCCGCGAATCAGCGCCGCGAGTTTGGCAAGATTCAGTTTGTTGAGCTGATCCCGCGTTATGCCGGGGAAAATCACCAAGGCGCGCCGGATCAGGCCCTCGACGCTCTCGATCTCGATCTTGTCCTTGGTGAGCCGTGCGTCCTCGTCGGCCATCTTCTGAAAGCCTTCCAGGCTGGACAGGATCGAGGTGTAGGTGATCCCGTCCAGCGTGACGGTGAATTTAGGATCGGCCAGTTTATCCAAGTCGATGCTCTTGCAGAATTCAGTGATCTGCGACATGACTGATTCCTTTCTGTTACGAAGCGAGATCCAGGTCGATGTTGAAGAGCCGCCAGTACTCGTCGGTGATGCCGATGGGCGAGACGCCCAGGAATCGCATCGTGTAGGGCGAATCCTGGTTATGCCAGGTGTAGATGCTGCCTTCGGGAGCAAGCGCCACGGCGTTCGGAATGTGGATCCCGAACAAGTCCTGATCGACGGTGCGGGTCACGGGATCGCCGGTGGCGAAATCGAAGATCCCATCGGAGAGGCGCACGATGTCCAGCGTGAACGGCGTCTTTTTGTGAACGTAGGTATAGTTGTTCTTCGCGCTTTTCCTGGCCGTAAGCGGATAGCTGGCTCCCGATCCGTCCGGGTCTTTCGTGTCCACGAGCAGGTAGTTGTCGCCCGTCGCCGCCATGGCGAAGACTTCGAGGTCCGCGTATTTCATCGGGTACGTGACCTCGACGCGCTGCCCGATTGAGAATACCTCACGGGGCGTGTTGCCGGTCTCGTCGAACGTGACCTCGAACGTCTGCTCCGTGGGAACGACGGTGGCGTCGCCCTGAGTCGGGGGCAGGATGATCTGGTTATCCCCGCCCCGGTTGATGATCCCCCGGCCAGGACCGGCGAATCCGCAGAATTGATTCAAAAACGTGCCGCTTTGCTGTACCATTTTCTGTCACCTCAGTTATGAGATTCAGTGTTAAATCTGTACGATTCAACACTGAATCGAATATTGACTGAATAAAAATCCCCTTCCGGGTCATACTCGCCAGGGCCGCAAGAGACATTCCCGCCGCCCAGGTGCAATTTTTTGAGAAACGCTGTCGTGTGGCACATGGTGAAATGATCCTCAATGATCCGCCGCACGTGGTACTCGATGTCCTCCAGCAGGTCTTGGCTGTTGCAGATCACGCGCACTTGCCAGAGTTCGTCGTCTCCGTAGTGCGAGCCGACAGGCGCGTTCCCTTCTTTCGTGATGATGAGATACGCGGGTTGGTCGTCGGTGAGTTCGATCGTTTTGGCCGGATACCCCTTGTAGATACGCGGATCGGCGGCAACATCCTCGCCTTCCTCGATCACGACGCCCAGGTATTCCTGGAGATAGTCGTCGTCCCGCAAGATCGTGAAAATCGCTTCGGACGTGGAACCGTAGGCCGTCATTTGAGTTGTCCCAGCGTTCGGTTGATCGCTTTTGCCATGTACTCGATAAACAGTTCCTTATTCTCGTGCACCGCCCGCGTGATAAACGGATCGGGCTGCTGTCCGGGGTGATGCACCTTTTTCGCGAAGTTGCGCTTCCCGGCTTCGGCGCTCTGCACATTGCCGGGCGTCTCCCAGTAGAGCGCCTTCTTCAGCCGTGGCCGGATCGGGTGTGCCTTCGTTCCTTCGTGGAGATACATCCCAACGCGGTTGGTATTCTCGATCCCGCCGGATACGAAATCGCCCTCAAAGGTGGCCGGTATCTCCCGCGTAGCCTTCGTCACCGCGCCGGTGCGATCCCGGTAGCGGTGATTCTGCCGGGCGTGGTCCCTGACCTTGGTCATGGCGATGTCCATCGCCGCCATGCAGTTCGGGACCAGCAGATCCTTGTACTTCTGGAGCAACGGGCTGATTTCGTTTTCGGCCATCAGCGCCCCCGTGGGACCAGAATCTTCCCGCCCTGAAACTGGTAATCACCGCCAAAGATCGAGCGCGCCAAGTTTTGAGGCATCCGCACGAAATGGACGACGCCCCGGATGTAATCCACGGACGACACGCAAACCGGCTTCCGGTCAGAACCGAAGCGGAATATCTGCCCCGCCGCCGGTTCCGTCACGCGCCGCTTGCCGTCCGCCACCCGGCATTTCTGTGGATCGGCGAGCAGGCGTCGCACGTCATCCAGGCTGGCGGTGCCGAAGGTTCTATTGGCGTTCCAACGGATCATCCGAGTCGCTCCAGGAGAAACCGGCAATGCCCGAGCAGGCCGTCCACGGGCGGCCATTTCTGCACGTTGCGGACTACGTATTTCGGAGAGGTTGCGCCGGAATCAAGCGGGTCGAGAACGCGGTCGCCGTTCGCGATGTCAATCGTGGCGTCGGCGTGGTAGCAGTCGAACTCGACGCGGTCACGGTTGCCTTCCAGCAGGCGCAGCACGTCGGCGCTGACCGGCTGTATGTCCACGTTGGCAATCGTGTGGTGAAGCGTCCATGTCGCCGTGACCGCGCCCCGCGCCGATTGCGTCGTGGTCTGGCGATAAACCGAGATGGTCTTCAACTGCGCGCCGAACGAGAGCGGATTCATCGCGCCGATCCGCCCGCAATAAAAAAGCGGGCAACTCTCCGTGTAGTAGAGGGTTGCCCGCCCGCGTTCGTTTGAAATTCTGGCCTATGGTTGGATGTTACACGAGATGTTACTTCCTGTCAACGGTGTTTTGCAACTCCGTCATCCGCGTCCAAACGTCCATGCATGCGTCGTGGTAGGCCTGCTTGCTTGCGGGGATGGATGCCTTGAAATTTGTGTAATCCAGTTTGAACAGTTTATTTCCCAAAACCACGGCTACGTGACCGCGCGGGATAGCGGCACGATAGCGGTAGTCGGCGTTTGGTGTGCGCTTAACCTTGGCGTCCGGGAAAATCGCCTCGATGACGCCCGGTTCACGCGCCCGCACGAGCAGGTAATCAGGCCTGTCGCGGTGCGCGACGATGGACAGCATGCCGTGACTGGTGAATATCCACATGGTTACACTCTGTACACCATTTCTAAAATATTTAGATACAGACTGAAATGATACTCGTTTTTGCTCGCGTCCATCTTCTTTTTCCTTTCCTAGTGTGTTGTTTTGAATGCGCGGACAACCTGGTACGGCTGTCCGCTGTCGATGACCTCCAACGCCTTTTTGCCGTGCTCGGTGATCTCCAGGAAAACGCGCCGCTTGCCCGGCGATCCCCGCGAGTCTCCCGCAACCGCAACCAACCCCTTGCGGCGCAATCTCGTAATCATTGAACTCGCGTATTTCGACGACACGCCGCAAAATTCAGCGAGTTCCGCCGCGTAGGACACGCGGACGCGGCTGAGATGCCGGAGGAGTTTTGCCTCCTCAGGCGTGGGCACCTGGATGGGATCAAAACTTAGGTTTTTTCTCATAGGCTTCCTTGATTTCTTGCGCCGTGCAGGCCCAAATCAACGCAACCGCCCAGCCTTCGCTAGACGCGGGGAAAGATCATACCATAACGTCGTTGGCATTGATGAAATCAATGCCCTCCTGGAGGGTATTGAGCCACGCGGTGAATGCCTCGTACTCTTCATTCCCTCCACGAAACCGGTGGATAAACCCACTGTAGGAGGAGATCTCCAGCCACCGTCCGATGTCAAGACCCGGGCGGAAGTAGAACAGGACATCCAGGTCCCCCATCTCCCCATCGCGCCACCACCGGGGAGATGGAGGCCGCGGATGGCTCAGGATTCCCTGGAGTCACCGCCATCGGCTAGTTCGTATTTGATTTTCATCACCCGGGCCTGCCGTCCGGAGATTGCCTGTTTGACGGCTTCCTCGACGGCCCTTTTTGCCGCAGTCATGGCCTCGTCTAAGTTCTTATAGGTCACGGCTCCGACCTGGTATTCCCAATCGGCCCAACTATTAACCCACCGCTTCACGACGGCGAAGTCATCGCTGTGCAATGGCTGATCATCCACCACGACCAGATACTTCGAATATAGGCGCGGAGTTCCGAAAAAGTCGAAGTGGATTTCTTTGTTGGGGAATTTTTTCGATAATTCCTCCACCACTTCTTCGAAGCGGTGGGAAACAATGGGCGGCTGGGTCGGATGCCAAAACATTTTATACATATCATAAGCGTTGAATCCCAAGAACAAGAAACAGCCGTCCACTGAAATGGTGATTGACGTCAAGGACGCCTTCCGGGCTTCCTCTTCATTGAGGATAATTACGTGCGGCTCCGGCGGCACACCGTCGCGCTCGATGACGTAAACCGCCGCCCCGATGCCGTAGTGCGTGCATTGAATGGACAGGCGCAATAAGCGCCACGCCACTTCGCGGGCGGTACCGGCGTCGGCTACGTCGGCTTCTTCCTCTTCCAGGAACTCCCCAAGTTGAATTTCTTGGGGCGGTTTCCTAACATCATTTAAAGATGTCAGTCCATAGAGTTTAACCATAGCCATAATGGTGCACCTCTTGATTTCCGCCTCACTGTGGCGGGATTGGCATTCCGGGCCGACGTCCAGAGGACGCCGGGGTCCCGGTGGTGGCGCGATGGGGAGATGGGGCTGCTAGGATAATAAGTAAGATCATAATATATTATGAGATATAACAATTGTTCTCGGGATTTGTTTTTACTCATTCTGCTTTAATAACAGCATCCGAAGCGTGCTGATGCAGCTTCGGGCTCTGAAGCACAAATCCCGGATTTCCTTCGTTGTTAGCGATCTGATAGGAAGTTTGTTATACTTCCATTCATACAGATCACCAACGCTGCACACCCTATTCCAATCTTCTCCCTCCGGGACCATCCCATGAGGGAGGATTTCTACCTTTCCAGTGACGGACGATTTAAAGATATCCGTCCTGGAAAGGTTATCGATATATTTTTGATACATAGCTTTCCTCCTTTTGCCGGTTGGCGGGTTCCGGCCCCCGGTTTCACCCACCGCGTCGCGGTGAGCATCCAGGCCCGACGACCATATCGGTAAGGTCACCGCAATGGTCGTGGGCCGAGATGGGCATATCAATCATAAAATCAAATCATAACTTCATCGGCATTGATGTAATCGATGCCCTCCTGTAGGGCATCGAGCCACCGACGGAAAGCCTCATACTCCGAGTTCCCCCCATCGTTCCGATGGAGAAATCCGCGGTTGGAGGAGATTTCCTCCCACCGTCCAATCTCCAGGCCTGGACGGAAATAAAAACGAACGTCCAGATCCTTTCCTTCGCCAATGCTACCATCCCAAGAGGAGCAAAAGCGGAACTTCTGCCATCCGGATGGGCAGGCCTTTACGATACCGACGATGCGATACTCGCAGAAGCAGAACTCCGCCCCCGCGATCTCCTCTGCCGTGTACTCATGTCGGTCGGTGAGACGCGGCAATCCACGAACGCCCAACACGATTATCTTATCCCCGTCCTGTAGTTCCACGCGGGGTGGGGTCTCCGGGATGGAAACGTCAATCCCGAAGCGTGTCCGCATCGCGTCGATCGTGGCTTTGTGTGAGGGGTTCAAGCATGGTATCGCGTCCGCGATCATTTCCCTCGCTGCCTCAACGTCCAGTTCCCGGCGGAGAATCGTGCACTCCGCCGAATGCGGAAACATCGAATCGGCGATCGCGAATCCGAAATACGTCTGCATTCTACACCTCTGTTTCGCCCCGCAGGGCGTGATATTCCCACCGATCACTCGGTGGGCGGTCCAGACCCCCTCCCGCAAGAGGGGGCTAGGATCGGGTATTATGCTGAGGCGGTTTTGCGTGGGACCACCCAGTGCCAGAGGCACGTATCCTCTGGCGGATTCCATTTGTCCTTGGGAAATGTCTCCCAAAACAACCTCTGGCGGCCTGGTCGTTCTTGATCGTGCTCCCAAGTATACTTTTTGTAAAAAGTCCCCCGGCGGTTCGCTATCTCTACGGCGAACCACCCGCCGATGTCCAGTGTCCGCATTACCGACATGCGCTGCTCGCCAGCGCAGACGGCGCGGCACTCCGCAACAAATTGGGAGGCAAAAGCATGTGTTAAATGGATGTTCCCTCGATAAACGGGATCAAAATCTATCGTAAGAAGGAGCCGGTCCGAGTCATCCTTCCCCGGCACGATCATCGTCGTACCCTTGGCCTTGGTCTTGATTACCCGAAACTTGCCTTCCGGCAGTTCCGGCAACCATGTTTCTATCATAGAAAACTGCCCAAGAAGGGAACGCTCCTCCTTTACCTGATTGGCACGATCCTGCTCATATCCATCGTAAAAGTATTCATAATGTGTACCATTGTAATGGTACACGGTGTACCGGGGCGCAGGCACCAAATCAACAACTGGAACAAACGCGAAGTCTGTTTTGCCGTTCCGCCGCGCCCCCAACTTTATTTCACAGCGGAGAGCCGGGAACGGCTCAACCGAATATTCCCATAATTGTGATAGATTGAGATGCCTCATTTTAATCTCCTTTTTGCCCCGTTATTTGCACCCACCGCGTCGCGGTGAGCCTCCAAGCCCGCCGTCCGCAGACGGGGGCTGCTCAGCCGGGCCGGGGTCGGAAGTTGAAGAAACGCGCCGGGCTGCCTGCCATGCGATAATGTCGGACAAGACATAGCGAACGCAGCGCGCAGAAACGCGGATGTACTTCGGGCCTTCGCCGTTTAGCCTGTATTTCTGCAAAGTTTTGGGGGACAAGTTCAGAATTTTTGCGGTTTGCTTTGCGTTAAACTGGGTTACATCTTGGATCAAATCGGACATAACTATCCTCTCGTTGTTTGCGCAGGGAGGCGCAGTCCTTCATTTTTCAGGTATGGGCGGATGAATCGGTATGTTCGCGCGATTCGTCGCGTATCGCCTCGTAGAGGGGAGGCGTTCCCTGAAAGTCACTTCACGCGCCGCGCCTTGCTGGGTTGCTCAGCCGGGCCGGGGTCGGAAGTGGACTTACATTCGCGGGCCATCGCCCAAGCGTCGATCACGGATTCGCGGTACCTGACGCAGCGCTTTGAAATCCGGACAAAATCCGGGCCGCCGCCGCGAAGCCGCCAGGCTTGCAGTCCCTTGGGAGAGAGATTTAACTTCGCCGCCGCTTGTTTTTCGGTGAGGTAAACTTCCGTGAATTGATGTTGCTTTTCTGTCACCACAACTTCTGCTGATTTTGCCATCTCGCACCTCCGTTGCCCCTTTCCGGGGCGTGTAGTACCCACCGCGTGGGCGGTGAGCCTCCAAGCCCGCCGTCCGCAGACGGGGGCCGAGAGGGGGTCAGGCTGCGGAGCGGCTACGGGACAGGCTGGCCTGTGCGGCTGCGGCATTGGCGCGCGCTAGGTCCCCACGCCCTTCCCTGTGATGCCACAGGGCTACCGCCGTCTGATCCATCGCCACCGTAAGCCACAGGTGGCGGGGACTCGGCACAAACCGCTCCTGCAATTTCTCCACCAGGCGGCGGATGCGCCGCCGTGCCGACCGGACGCCGTGAAAGTACACCAAGGAAATGTACAGCTCATTCATCGTCGCACCTCTGTTCGCCTCTCGGGGCGTGATGTACCCACCGAACGAGCCGGTGGGCGAGGGAGACCGCCGAGCCGCGGGTGATCGGAGAGGCGGCTCGGGGTCTCGCTCGAAGAACTACCGTGTGGTGATCACGTCGCCGTCCCGATCCACGATCGGGGTGCCACTGCCCATGCCGGGGAGGATGTCCCCGTCCCGGTCCGTACCCCACACCTCGTATTCCTCGCCGGGGTACGTCTTCTCGGCGTATTTCTCGGCCGACTCGAGATCCTCGGCGATGACCGCCGTCCACACGTCGCCGGTGTCGGATCCGGTGACCTCAAACACGTGGACATGGTCCACGGTGGCGACGTCCAGGCCGGGGAGGACGACGTTCGGGCGCGCGATCTCGTCGTCCCAGTCATCCTCGGCGGTCTCCGGATCGTCCGGGTCCGAGGTCTCCCACACCATCTCGTACACGTGGAGGGTGATCTGCATGCCGTTCGTGTCGTAGTCCTTGCAGTCCGCCAGGATCGCCGCCTCCAACTCCTCGTCCGTCAGGGGCGCGTTGAAGACCGCACCGTCCTGCAGATCATAAGACTCGCACTCGTCGGTGTAGCGGTAGGTGTACTGTGTCATGTCCGTTCTCCTTGCCCGTAGTGTTGTTCGCCCGTTGGGCGGGGGAGACCGCCATCCCGGAGAGATAGGATGGGGTCTCACTCGCCAGGCGAACCAGTGTTCGCCTGTGGCTTTTGGCTTCCAACCAAAGTAAAGTATATTGCAAACGAAATCCGTTGTCAATGAGAAAGTGAAAATTTTCCCGCCTTCGCCTCTTCCGCGCACTCGGGGCAAAGGGTCTGTACCTCGTCCCCGATTTCGACTTCCACGAGGAAGTCCTCGTGGCACCGCTCCTCGCAAACCTCGCACCGCCCCCAGGGATTCATTGGGTCGTGTGGATGCGTGTGATCCGCCCAACGCAACTGCATGTATCGTCCGTGCATGGTCAGCCTCCTATTTCCCGCTGCTCTTGGGCCTGTGCCCGGAGCATTGCGTTCTTTTGCCGTGCTAGGCGGATCGCGTCCGCCAGCGTACTCACCTGGTAGTTTTCGCCGTGGCGCTCGCAAAGCGCATACGTCAGCGCCACCCGCCACATCCTCTGTTCCCCGTCCCGCCGTCCTATGCGTCTTGTGATGTACGGCATGTCACTCCTCCTAGGCTACGTTGTTGAGCCGGAGCGTCCGGGCGTTTTCCAGCGCTTCCCGCGCCCGGCGGATGTACCGCTCCTTGAACTCCACCCACCGGCTCTGTTCCGGCCAAGCCTTCGCCAGATACCTCCACGAAGCGGCTTGGTCCATGTGATACACGTGATCTACGCGATCCCATCCGTTCAGTGTCATGATTTCGCCTCCTCACCCGTAGCGTTCGATTTCCGGAGAACGGCCCGGCTGGTTGAAATGGACCCGGTAAAACGTGTAACGGGGAACGCTTCCGTCCCGCGCGTCGTTCCCGTTTTTCCAGGCAAGGTATTGGCAACGGTCCCACGTAACGCCGGGCCGCGTGTGCCGCGAGACGTACTCCATGGTCTCCAGCGGCGGATAGTGCCGGTCCAAGGAACGGAAAACGTAGAAGCGCTTCGTCGGTGTCGGTTTCGGGTACTGATTCATGTCCGTCTCTCCTTTGCCGGTTTTGGGGTCCGGCTTCCCTGGTTGTGGGGCTAATCCGCCCCGTAGCCCGCGCCCAGCGAACTAGGCGCAGGACGGGAGGGACTAGCTACGCCCAATTTTCCATATCGTCCTCGTATTCCTGGCGCATCGCCTCTTCCTCGTACGCCGCGTCGCGCTCCGCCTTGGGGACGCGGGACATCGGGACGGCGCTCAGGTGCTGGTTGGCGTACACCGTGATCGCTGTCTCGCGCTGCGCCTTCTTGACCGCCGCCTCGCGGTTTTTCGCCTCAACGACGGCAACGATCATCTTCTCGCAAAGGTGCTGATTTGCACTGTTCGAGCCGTAACGATAGATAGCATACTGTGTCATTTTCGTCTCTCCTTTGCCGGTTGGCGGGTCCGGCTCCCGTTTTGCCGCTCGCCGAGCGGTCGAGCCACCCCGCAGGGTGGCTAAAGCGCAGGGCGAACTATTCGCATCCCCGGCTCGACAGTAACTTAGAGGACATGCTGAATCCCAACTCGTGCAACCGGAGGACGTACTGCGGGAGGTTCTCGACCGTCCAGTATTTCCCGTTGGGGTGAAATTTCGCGCCGCGCATCTTTTTGACGGCTTCCACCAGGTATTTCCGGTAGGGGAAGTCAACCTTCAGCGTGTTCTTATCGCGGCTCAAGGTCACAGTGCCCACCGCGTCCTCTTCGTTGTAGAACATCCCGAGATCCCGGTTCCGCCGATAATTCGCGTTGTTTCCCTTGTTCCAGCCAGCGTAGTAAGCCATTTCCTCTCTCCTTTTTGCCCGTTTTTTTTAACCTCTGCCCATATTATAGCCAAACTGAAACCGTTGTCAAGTACTTTTTTCACTTTTTTTCACTTTTTTTTCGTCCTGGGCGCAACGGGCAAAAAAAAGGTCCGATCCCGCAATCGCACGGATCAGACCCGATAACCCTGGGGCGTTAGCCCCGTGAACGCTGTTTTGTGTGTTTATTGGCCGCCCGGAGCCTACGGGCAAGGAGGAAAAGAGGCTCCGGGCAGCACGCTCCAAAAGGTCACTATATAATATAGTGCAAGAATGGGAAAAAGGAAGCGCAAAAAGGGGAAATTCAAACGATCGCGCCGAAGCGGCGGGCGATCTCCTCGATCCGCTCGCGGGGCGGGTAGTTTTTCTTGATGATCTCAATCCATTCCCACCAGGCGCGGTGCCGAGCCTGGGTATCATCCTGGTTGAGTTCGTGGATCTTGGCGTCACCGACGCGCCACGGGCCTGTTCCAGTGATTTTTCCCTTTACCTGGTGGATCGGATGGGCCGATTCTTCCAGATGCCACCCGTAATCAAAAAACACTATCCCGTTCACGGCGGGGAATATCTCCGCGATCATGCGGATATTGTCGGGAGCGATCTCGATAATGAGGGGGTACTTGCGCTGGTCGAATAGATTAGTCATGGAGCCTCCACCACTATTATATCCTCGATCCGCCGCCCGTCAGGGAGTGTCTGGTAGCCGTGCCGTCGGAACACGTCGATGACTTTCTGCCGATCGCGTTGCTCCACCACGATGCGATCCAGTTTGTCGAAGAGAGACATTCCATCCTTGAATATCGTCTCGTTACCGCTATTGCGGGCCGCCGCCTTGAATTCGGCGATCGTGGACCGGCGGTTTTGCAGCACAAAATCCCCTGTAGTCCGGCCATAATTATCAACGTCGTAAACGATCGCGTCCATCCGCTTCAGGTGATCGGCCTTCCAGTAGATGCCGCGCCGCCGCTTCATGCCGGTGATCGTCTCTATGCGCGTGAAAAAATATTCCGCGCCGCCTGAGGCGATGTCCTCGCCCGGACTAGCGCCCATGGGTATCACCGAGCGGCGCAGGAGACGGTCGTTCGTCGATGTCATTTTTCCCCCGGCGTTAAGCACTTTGTTAATCACGTCATCAATATCATGCCCGCTGAATTCCACGTCGTGAAACACGCGGTACTTGCTGGCGAACTGACTCCACTCCCTGCCCGTCAGATCAGGCCTGTAACGCAGGATGCGCCCGTGCCCAAACGCTTCATGTGTGCCCGCCGGGTTATAGTCCTTGAGTTTCGTAATGTCGGGAATGTTGAGTTCTGTATTGATCCAATCCTTCATCATCTCGATGCGACGGCCTTGATCCGGGACAATAAAGAGACGCTCGAATTCAAGGTGTTTTTGCGGCCTTGCCGCGTAGGCAATCTGCCGGAGATACAACTCCTCCTGATCCGACGCCGTCGCCCGCGCTACGTCCACGCCCACTTGCTTGAGCGCATCGAATATCGAATCCGCCTGGTCACCCGCGCTGATTACCTGCACGCGGTTGTGAGCGAAATAACTAATATCCGTCCGCTCCGGCCAATACCGGATAACCGTCCCGTCCGGGAGTTTCGCCTCGTAGTAGTACTGGAATCCGTAGCGCGAGCCGGATTTCAGCTGCCCCGTCCGCGTGATCCATCCCTTATTCGTGATCTTCTCCTCCAGGTCACGATATACTTTTTGAAACTGCACAACTCCCGGCGGATACCCTCCAGATCCAGGCCGAGTAAACGGCAATAGCGGATCTTGCGGACCACGCCAGGCTGCCGTTTGCGAGTTGAACACCCGCTCGATTTCCTCGATCCACGGCTGATAGTACTGTTTCTTTGCCGCGTCGAACTGGGAGTACTTGTTCACTAGCCCTCGCAACTGACGGCGATAAATATTCGACCATTGAGAGACGTCTGTTTCCCCCGCCGCAATTTTGTCGCGGATGATTTTATAGAATGCTTCCACGTCCTCGAAGAAAATATCGTTATCAACCACAGGCCCAAAACGGTCTGCCATGTCCGCCAACTCGTTCAGTTTCCGTAGCGCTTCTTCCCTG